GTGAAAGAGCCAGCCAAGCTGATGCTGGCCGGTGACTGGCACGGCAACGCCATGTGGGCGGTCAAGGCTATTCACCACGCCAAACGCAATGGCGCGGACACCATTCTCCAGCTCGGGGACTTCGGGTATTGGCGTGACGGCATTGAAGGGCACGACACGCGGAAGTACTTCCGGGTGATGCATCGCGCCCTTGAGGAATGTGGCATCTACCTGTGGTGGCTTGATGGCAATCATGAGTTCCATGACGGACTAGACGCGCACAACGTGCCTGGTTCTCTGCCGTGGAACCACGACGAGTTTCCTCGAATCACTCATCTTCCGCGCGGGTTCCGTTGGGACTGGTGGGGGAAGACGTGGATGGCACTCGGCGGGGCTTATTCGGTCGATAAGCCGTGGCGGCGTGAAGGTGTTTCGTGGTGGTCGGGGGAGACCCTGACTGACGAGCAGGTCGAGTACGCGTCGCGACCCGGCAAGGTCGATGTGATTGTTGCCCACGATGCCCCGTTCGGTGTGGACATTCCGGGTATCGGGACTGCGACCAAGGGCGGCGATTTCCCGATCGATCAGTTGATGGCTAGTGAGGAACATCGCCGGAAAGTCGGTCGGCTGGTTGATGTGGTTAACCCGTCAATGTTCTTTCACGGTCATTACCACGTACGTTACCAGAACTGGTATGGAGAGCGCCGCACCTTTGTTACCGGATTGGACCGTGACGAAACAACGCTTGATTCGAACACTCTATTCATGGAACGAAAGGTTGGAGCCGATGTCGGAATCAGTGGAACTTCCTGAGCCAAACGACGTCACCCGCGCCAACAAGACACAGGTTGTGGTAGGTGGCCACTATTACTCGTCGGGTGTTGACCTGGACGCTGAAATAGCTTGGCACAAGCAGCGGATATCAGACCTGCTTCAAGTCAGAGTCTTCTTGGCTGATGAGCTGGATGAGTTGATCGACCGAGCCCGCGCACATGCCCATGGTGAGTCACCATCCGTGAGTGCACATGGAGCGAAATTTGCGAGCATGCCGCCCGAGGCGCAGAAGTACTATCGCGCACTAGTGAGGTTCATTCAAGATGAAAGCAAGTGAGAAATGGGTGGAACGCACAATGCTGACCGAGATAATCGGCCAGATTGACACCCAAATCAAAACGCTAGTCGATCAACGCGCAGCGGTGTGTCAGGAAATCGCGGAACTCGGATTCCAACCACCACTTAGGACGGTCTGATGCGACTCATGCTGCTACTGGCTGTCCTGGGCATTATCGCATTGGTCGCCTATTCCGTGTGGGTGACGATGAGCCGCGACATGTGGAAGCGGAAAGTCAAAGGGCTGGACGACCCAGTGTTATGGCTTCCGCGTTCCGAGCGTCAAGAACACGCCAGAAAACTGCTCGCACGCGAACAAGAACAGTACGACATGCAACGTCAAGAACAAATCAACGATTCACTCAACGACTATATGAAGGGTCTCAACTACCGATGAATTCCAAGCTCGCTGTATTCGGCATGGCCGCTGCGGCTGCCATCACCATGTCGGCCTGCACCATGGCGCAGGTCCCTGCCGGTCAAACCGCCGTCATCGTGGACGACTACGTGATGATCCCGACCGATCCCAAGGTGCTGGAGTGCCGACAGGCAGAAACCTCCAAGACCTACGGCGGCGCGGTCAACGTGTACCGCTACCCGGCCCGCCAGATCAGTTGGGACGCGACCGGAGTCCAGGGCTCTGAGCACGCACCGTACGTGGTGGTGTCCAGTGCTGAGGCCCCGGCAGAGTTGAAAGTGCCCGTCGTCGTGACGATGGACCTCACCACCGATTGCAACAAGCTGTCTCAGTTCCACCGCGACTTCGGTACGAAGTATCAGGGCTGGCTCAAGGATGACGGCAGCCAGTCGGATGGATGGGTGCAGTTGGTGAATTACGTTGTCGGCCAGCCGCTTGAGCAGACCCTTACCCAGGTGGCGCAGAAGTACACGTGGCGCCAGATCTGGAACGACGAGAAGGTGCGCGTGGAATTCCAGAACGCGCTCAAGGCCAACCTGCCGAACGCGTCCAAGGCGCGCACGGATGGCCAGGAGTACTTCACGAACTTTCAGGTGACTGTGTTGAAGCCGGAGCCGGTTGATTCCAATCTCAAGTCTGCGATCAACAAGGAGCAGTCCAGCGTGGCTGAGGCCAACGCCAAGAAGGCTGCCGCCGACGCGGAGGTGAAGGCTGCCCAGTCACAGACCGAGGTGGCGCGTCAGCAGGCGTTGCAGAAGCAGGCCGAGATTGCAGGTTTCCCCGACATTGAGTCGTACCTGCGCGCGCAGTTGATCGGTCAGGGCGGTAACCCGTACCAGCCGACTTACGTTGTGCCGCAGCAGATGGGGCCGCGTTGATACGCACACTGGTAGTGGCAGTGGTCGTCGCCGGGTCGGTTATCGGCCTGGCGGCGTGCCAGCCGCGCGACTGCCGCAATTCCGCGTCTGCGGACGCTGCTCTGAGCAAGCCTGGTGGCGGTGGTCATGGTGGTGGTCATGGCGGTAAGGGCGGCTCGGGTAGTCGCGGTGGCTCGGGTTCGCGCCCGCCTGTGCCGTTCGCGGGTGGTGGCGGAGGCGGTAATCGTTGTGACAAGAGGTAAGCGCGCGAAGATGCTGGTGGCCGGTGGTGTTATCGCTGCCGGTCTTACCGGCGCTCTCGTCGGTTGCGGCGCAGCGGATACCCGCACAGATACCACCGATAGGGATTTGGCTGTTGCGCACGTCCGGGTTGATGGTCGGGACGTTGTGTGCGTTATCTATAACGCGCCGAACGCTAGTGGCGCGGCGGGTGGCCTGGCGTGTGATTTTGGGAGGAAACCATGAGCAAGAACAAAATTCCGGCTATCCCCGGACTGAAACGCGCACTACACCGCGCGATCACCCTGCCGTTCTCAACGAAGATCACGGGCCGCAACCTGGGTGCAGTCACGCAGATCGCGTCGAAACTCGCTGAGGCAACGGAGAGGTCAGTAACGGTCAAGGTGAAGTTCAAGGGCGACGGCACTCTTGAGTACGTCTACGTGAACGGCGCGAAGATGCAGCCAGGGTCATACCTTCTGCTGTCTGCGCAGAGCAACGCGCTCGTCAACCAGCCTGCGGGAACGTTTGAGAAACACTTTCAGGAGCATGAACTGCTATGACGACCTTCATTCAGGAGTTGCAGCGCGCCAACAACATTGGCCGCACCGCCAACGGCGCGGTAACGAACAAGTCGAGCCTTGATCCCGTCGTGGACTTCTTTGGCGCGGCGGGTGCTATGCGCGGCAAGGAGAAGCAGGCAGCTGAGCTGTTCGAGAAGGCGTTCCGGTTCGATCGGCAGTCGGCAGTTCGCACCCTGTTTTATCTGCGTGATGTGCGCGGCGGTCAGGGCGAGCGCGGCGTCTTCCGCGAGTGCTACCGCAGCCTCGCAATCATGGACGCGGTGCTGGCTGAGAAGCTGTTGGTCCACGTCCCCGAGTATGGGCGCTGGGATGACATCTTTTACGACGGCGCGAATGTCACCGAGGGTATGGCTTACCTGATCGCGAATCAGCTTGAGGAAGATGCGGTAAACGCGAACGCTGGTAAGGCGATGTCGCTGCTCGCGAAGTGGCTTCCTTCGGATTCGGTCAAGAGCGCGGAGCGCCGGAAGTTGCAGATCAATCTCCGGAAGCGTCTCGGCTTGGATCAGCGCACGTACCGAAAGCTGTTGTCCGCTCTGCGTGACCGGCTTGGCCTGCTTGAGACTGACATGTCGCGGAAGCGTTGGGACAAGATCGACTTCTCCAAGCTGCCGGGGCAGGCGCACCGACGCCACGTAAAGGCATTCTGGCGCAACACGGATGGCCGCTATGCGAAGTATCTGGAGTCTCTGGAGCGCGGCGAAGTCAAGGCCAACACGTCCACGCTGTACCCGTACGAGCTGTACGACATGGCGCAGCGGAGTGGCGAGGCTAGCGCGGCCAACGCGTTGTGGAAGAACCTGCCGGACTACACGCGCGGGAACGACGCCATCGTGATGGCTGACGTGTCCGGCTCGATGTGGGGACGACCGCTGTCGGTGGCGGTGTCGCTGGCACTGTATTTCGCGGAGCGCAACAAGGGTCCGTTCAAGGGCTACTTCATGACGTTCTCTGAGAAGCCGGAGCTTGTGACGGTCACGGGACGCAGCCTGGCCGACAAGCTGTCGAACATTCAGCGGTCGTCGTGGGGCTACAACACGAACATCGTTGCGGCACTGGATGCAATCTTGCAGGCCGGTATCCGTTCGGGAAGCGTCCCCAAGACGCTCTATATCGTGTCCGACATGGAGTTTGATCAGGCGGCACCGCTTGGTCGCAGCCACAGTTGGTCCACGGTGTTCGAGGCCGCGAAGGCAGAGTATGCCCGCCATGGGCTATATCTGCCGCATATCGTGTTCTGGAATGTCAACGGGCGCATTGGTAACCAGCCCGCGATTGCCCACGACGGCAATGTGACGTTGGTGTCGGGGTTCTCGCCTACGACGTTCAGCCAGGCCGTGGAGGGTAAGACTCCGCGCGAGCTGGTGGATTCGGTGGTGAACAGCCCTCGGTACGAGCGGATCGTTGTATGACGATCCTGGGACTGCTCGGGGCGCTTGGTCTCCTATGTGTAGGGGTCCTGGTGGTTTCCGTGTTGGGCTATTTCGTGATGGGGATAGCGGTCAAGATCATTGACTGGCTCGATGATCGACTGAATTTGTTGTGACAACTGGTTGGGACTGTCGTCCTACCAGTGTTACGGTAAAGATGGTTGTGGACGCATACAGCAACTAAACATACTTTCAATTTGGTGAAAATATAATGCGTCCAGTGTGGACCTTTACAGCAACTAAACGATTGCATAGTAAAGCCGGAGGTACGGGTTCGAGTCCCGTCGCCCGCCGTGAAGGCTGGCGTGGCTCAAGGGTAGAGCGCTGTTATCAAACCAAGGGTCCAGTAAATATGCGGTTGAGGACATAAGCAGCAACCAAACACAATTGATTGCATTCAATGTCAAAAATGTGTGTCCTGTTTAGCCGCGTTTGAGCCGACCAGCCTCGGGGGGTGCTGGTCGGCTTTTCTCGTATCTACTCACCTATCAGGGAGAAACAATGACGTTGAACGTGGAGCGTTTGAAGGCGATCCGTGACCTAATCAAGATGGACCCCGAAAAGCACAATCAGCGGCTTTGGGCGGAGTTTACGGGCGCAGACCTGCCAAAAACTGCGCTCGGGACTCCGGTTGAGGTCTCATGTGGCACGGCGGCATGTGTTGCTGGATGGGCCTGCCAATTGGAGGGCGATAAATTCGTCATCTCCAGTTATGCGTTGCTCGGTAATCCGGATAAGGTATCTGCCGATCATGTTCGGACAGAAGACGGGGAAATCGAATACATCGGCACCCGCGCCACAGACATTCTCGGCATGGAGCCGGAGCAGACGGACATCCTCTTTTGGGAAGGCTGGACTACTAAGCAGGTTCTCAAGATTCTTAAGGGCTTGATTGAGTACGGCGAAATCCCGCCCAAGTACATCAAGAAGTACGCGGGCTAATGATGGACAGCGACGACGAGAAGTGGTTCCCGGTTCCTGGCCGTGCAGAGCGACGCCGTATCGCGCGGCGCGTCGGCAAGGTCAAGCCGCAGCGGAGCCGCATTCGACGGAAAGCGCGCAAGCAGCGCACAGGGGGCGTGAAATGACGGTGCTGCTGGACCCTGCGGGCACGTCCCGTAAATCAACTGAGGGTGTGTACGCCGTCTGTGTCGCTGAGCCGCACAACGCGGTAACCGCGCGATGGATGCTGTCGAAACCCAATGGCGCAGTCTATTGGGCTATCGATGCTGACGTGGCTGACTGGAAAGTCGTCTACAAGCCGCCCGTGCCGGTCGGAAGGCTGTACTACCGCACCACTGTAGATGGCGATTTCGAGGTCGCGGTTCAAACCCGAAAGGGTCTGATGTGGGTTGAATCGAGCGGGCACTACTTCCAGGAAGAGCGGGACGACGACCCGCCGTACGACGACGAAGACGGCAAGTGGACCATCGTCCAGCTCGGGGGAGTGGATGGCACAATCACAGATCCACGCGGAGGCTAGCGCACGCCACTTTGGCGGAAAGCCCGACGACTACATAGCGATCCACGAATGGATCGACCAATTCAAGAGCGTCGTGGGTGACGTGTCGCATCGCCAGTACCTCCACAACTCCAAAGGCCCGTGGATGGCCCAGGAAGTGTTTGGCCGCTACATCGAAAATTCGGACGGCAAGAAGGTCCTTGTCCGAGAGATCGCGGAAAACCATGTTGTGGAGGATTTGGGCTGGATTCCTTCTCCGGCTGACTGGTCTGCCTGTCTGACTTGCAAGGTGTGGATGGGCGGTAAACGTAACAAATTCATTGGGCGAGAAGAGCTTTTGGAGCAGGCTTTGCCTCACCCGAACAAAAGCAGGGGGAATGATGACTGATGGCTTTCTGGGCCATGGGATTACCGGCAACATCGCGTACTACGGACGGCGACAGAGCGAGCAGCACGACCCGGCAGAACTAGTCGCCGCACTCGATGCCCTGTTCGCCTTTCCGGAGGTGGTGTCGGTTCGGTGGACGCAGTACACGCCGTACTTCAATGACGGCGACGCCTGCACGTTCAGTGTTCACGAGGCCCGCACGAAGCTGGTTGATACCGATGAGGATGCGGGCGACTACGAGGATGGGTTCATTAGCTCGTCGGGCGACTGGCCTTCCGACTATTTCGAGACTCACTCGTACGGTGAGTGGTTCCGCGATCCAAGCACTGGACGGTCAGCGCGAGTGTATCCGGCTGGTAAGTCTCCGGTGGACTACGACGACCGTGAACTATTCGTCAATGGTGTTGTCCGCAAGGACATTCAGGCCGCGATGCACGCCGTCGAGTCGGCGGTTGAAGGCGGGCATCACGAAGCGATCCTGCATGAGAAGTTCGGCGACCCGGCAGAAGTGACCGTTGTCCGCGAGGGCGACAGCTACAAGTTCGATGTCGAGCACTACGACCACGACTAACTGAAACTGCCGTGGGGGCGGCGTAACGATTGACTGACTATCAAGTAAAACGAGACTATTGGGACAGGCCAATCGTTATGCCCCCCGACGCGGGACCGCTGACAGGGGAATGGCGAGAAGGCAAGGGGCGCGATGGAAAACACAAACGCTGGTGGTACTCCAAGGACGGCAAGGGCTACAGTCGCGCATCCGGCGCAGGTAAGGGACTCGACACCAAAGAGAACCTTATCGAGTGGGCGTGCTGTCAGGCTGCGGTCGGAATCCTTCTCGACAACGCGGCGCGTTCTGAGGTCGCAACCCTCATCAACGAGTATGACGCAGATCCTTGGTACAAGGGTGACGACGGCGGCACACGATCCGGCAAGGACCGACTCAAGTCGGCGGTCGAGCAGGCCCGGAACACTGCCGGTCAACACACTGCATCTTCTGCTGGCACTGAGTTTCATAAGTTGGGCGAGCTACACAATCAGGGCAAGGTCCCGCGCATCGTCCAAGAGCAGTGGGTAGACAAGTTCGAGCAGTACAAGCAAGCGGTTGAACCTATCCGTTTCTTGGCGCAAGAGCTGTTGCTAGTCAACGACATTCTGGAACTCGCCGGTTCGGTCGATTACCTGATGGAGTTGCCTGCCGGTCTCACGACGCCAGACGGCACGTACCACCCGGAGAAATTCGTGTGTGTGGGCGACCTCAAGACAGGTCGCTGGGACTCAAAACGTCCGATGAGTGTTACGTGCCAGTTGGCGGCTTACGGGACCGGGAAACGCTACGACCAAGAGACGAATACCCGCACCGAGTTGCATGAGCGCATCAACACGGATTGGGGTGTGATGGTGCACTTTCCGATCATGAACGATGCCGCAGAGGTGCGGTTCTACTGGATCGATCTGCAATTGGGATTGCGTGCCGCAAAGATCGGCAAACAAGTCGAAGATGTGCGTAAGTGGTTTTCGCGCAAGGAATCTGATCCGAAGGAATTGGTCTTACGTGACCATGCCTGGTGATCCGAAGGGGAGAAAATGACGACAGCGACGACGACGCGGCGTCGAACTGCGAAGAAGGCCGCTGATCCGGAGGACGATCTGTCCGAGCCGGAAGCCAAGGAGGCGGAAGCGCCACCACTCAATTGGCCGTTACCGACTGTGTTCCATGCCTGGAACGCGGTCATGAACGACGTGCAGTCCATCGGTAAGGAATCGCGCAACGCACAGCAGAACTTCAACTTCCGTGGCATTGACGCGGTGTTGGATGCTGTTGGCCCGGTACTGCGCAAGCACGGTGTGGCGGTGGTGCCTACCGCATTCGAGCACGAGGCAGAGCGGTACACCACGAAGAGTGGCGGGCAGATGCTTAACCGCGTAGTGCAGGTCACCTACACCGTGTACGGGCCGCGAGGGGATTCATTCACGGGCAGCGTGTTCGGTGAGGCGGCGGACTCCGGCGACAAGGCGATGTCCAAGGCGCATTCTGTTGCGCTGCGTACGTTCTTGTTGCAGGCGTTGACCATTCCGACGGGTGATCCTGAGCCGGATGCGAGTTCGCATGAGCGCGCGACTCCGGCGACGGCGGCACGCGCTGAGGGCAAGCCGGTCCAGCACCAGTTGCCTCCCGAGAACGCCGAGTCCAAGCAGGAGCGCGAGGACTTGAAGGCAGTCGCGACGGAGAACGGCTGGGATCTGGGTGCGGTCGCGAAGGCATTCGAGAAGGGCAGTGCGGGCAAGCAGTTGCGTGAGGCATCGCCCGACGAGGTGATCGCGTTCACGAACAGCCTTGTGGGCGGGCTTGTGTCTGGATTCAAGACGAAATGAGCACGTTCGGTGCCCTGGTGGGGTCATTGGCCACCTCACCAGGGCTGACGCTGCCGTGCGAGGAATGCACTGACCGGACCGCAATGTTCGCGGTGGGCCATTTCGATCATTGGCTGGTGTGTGAGCCGTGCCTTGATTGGGGAGATAAGCGGCGCTGGTGGAATGCGCTGCCAGTACAGAGGATTTGAGCGAGCGGGGGGACATTGAGTGACTGGAATCCGGTCTCTGTAGAACAAACGATCAACGAAACGGTCAACGAGATTGCGCAGGGCGTCAACAAGGCGTCAAGCGCATACGACGACTACCTGACGGCAGATCGTGAGTTCGATTTGGCGTACGCGCGGGCATACATGCGGTGCGACGGCCCCGCGCACGCGAAGAAGTATCAGGCCGAGCTGGACACCGAAACCGAACGCATCGCACGCGACGCGGCAGATGTGGCCTACCGGCTGGCCGACAAGACGAACAAGGCGTTGGAACAGAAGCTAGACGCGATCCGGTCTATCGGCGTATCAGTACGCCAGGCGTACCAGGTTGCAGGAAGGGGAGAATGGTGAGTTTGGAAATGCCCGCAGCCCCGGATGGGCATCACTGGGCGGTTGTGCTGCACGACAAGGAAGTTGAAGTGCAGTTGATCCGGACCGAGGACATGACGCGGGCCGCGCACGAGTATGTGGAGTACGCCGTCATGGGTCGAAACTACGATGCACCAACCGCAGTTGTCCGTGGCGCGAACATCATTGCGCACCGCGCAACCATGGCACAGCGGGTGTTCGATGAGTTGGGCGTCATCGCGACCATGCGTTGAACGAGAAACAATGCCGTCGAACGGTATTTGACCGCTCGGAAGGCTTCTGTGAACGCTGCTGCCGTCCGCACACGAGCTGGCGACCGCTCACCATGCACCACCGGCTGAAACGCGGACAGGGCGGTATCTGGAGCCCGGAGAACATCGTCGCGGTGTGTGGTGACGGCGTAACCGGATGTCACGGACTGTTCGAGCACTACCCCGACAAGGCGGCGTCGCTGGGCTGGCACGTCCGGCCATGGCTGAACCCTGCTGAGGTGCCGCTGCTATGGCGCGGCTCTACGTGGGTGCTTCTAACCCCGGAAGGAACCGTTACGAATGTGGAAGAAGGCGCTAGCGGTACTGGCTAGCTGCGCAGTCCTGGTTGGGTGCTCGCAAATCAAGTACGGCACCGTGACCGACAAGAGCTACCACCCGGCGTGGACTCAGTACAACACCACGACGCAATGCAGCGGGACTCCACCAAGCCGGGTTTGCGTACCGATTGTGACGCCGACGTACTGGCCGGAGTCCTATCAACTGCGGCTCAAGAATGACCGCGATGAGGGCTGGCGTTCTGTGACTCGCGAGGAGTACGACCGCTACAAGGTGGGTGCAAAGTACCCGTGAGTGACAACGGCAGAATCCATCGGAAGTTCTGGAATCACGACAAAGCGAAGGCTGCCGGGAACGCTGCGCTCGGACTGTGGGCGCGCGCGAACTCGTGGTGCCGTGATCACCGCAAGGCCGGGTATGTGCCCGCGCCGGACGCGTTAGAAATGGGCACACAGGACGAAATTGACGCCCTGGTGAATGCCCGCCTCTGGGTTAAGACTCAGCATGGCTACAGGTTCCACGATTACGAGCATTGGAACGACGACGTGGAAGCGGACAGCATCGCGGGCGACATGGTGCGTGAGGTTGTACCGGCGTCTCACCCATCCGCAATCCGGAAGCAGCTCGTACGTCAGGCGACCACGCTGCTCGCTGAGGGCATCGACCGCGACATCGTGAAACGCGCCCTCGGGTTGTGGTGCGCCAAGGATCTATCGCCGTCGCTGCTGCCGAACCTTGCATCCGAGGCGATGAAGGAGGCGCAGCGGTCGCAGAACGTGATGAACGTGCTACGCGATTGCTGGCGGTCCGGAAAGGTCACTCCGCTCAAACAGTTTGGTTTCGTGTTCACGTTGCCAGACATTCCCGATGACGTTGACCGCGATGCGTTCATTCACCAGGCAAAACGGGATTGGATGCTGGGCATTCGAGAGAGGATTAAGTGACCGACGAATACGGTTCACAACCGCCAAGCGACATTCAGGCCGAACAATCGGTACTCGGCGGAATGCTGCTCTCCATGAAGGTCATTCCCGATGTGGTTGACCGCATGTCGGCGGAAGACTTCTACCGACCGAACCATGCGACGGTCTTCCGAACCATCGTTGATGTGTGGATGCGCGGCGATGAAGTTGATGCGGTTACGGTGGCCGCTGAGTTGGACAAGCAAGGGTTACTGCGCCAGGTTGGTGGTGCACCGTATCTGCATACCTTGATTTCGACTGTGCCGACTGCGGCGAATGCTGGACACTACGCGAACATCGTTGTGTCCAAAGCGAAGCTGCGGAAGATGGGGGAGCTTGGAGTCCGGCTGCGACAGTTGGCGGCAGACGACCTTGATCAGGGCGACGTGGAGGCCGTGCTTGCGCAGGGCGAGAAGTGGTTTCGGGAACTGCACAAGTCAGATGAACGGGCAATCGGCTTCGATGATCTGGTAGAGAACTTTCGGGAATCGCTGACTTCCGACTCGGTTCCATCCATCCCCACACCTTGGGATGCCCTGAACGACAGGCTTATTGGTGGGTTGCAGCGCGGAAGGCTATACACCGTAGGGGCAAGGCCCGGAGTCGGTAAGAGCGTCGCCCTGTTGAACATGGCGGCGTTTGCCGCGCACTGGGATTACAAGACGGCGGTCTTCTCACTCGAAATGAGTGCCGCTGAGGTCACCACACGGTTGATTGCGCAGGGTGCGCGGGTCAATCAAACCCGGCTCATCAAGAAGCAGATCGACTTGGAGATGTCCGACAGGATCGAGCGGTACGCCAAGGAGAACGAGGGCGTGGCCTTGCAGGTAATCGACAGGGAGACAATCACAGTCGAGCAGATCATTGCCCACTGTCGCGCTGCCGGACCGTTCGACGTAATCGTGGTGGACTACTTGCAGCTCATTGAGCCATCGGACCGCAGGGCGGTGCGTGAACAGCAGGTAGCACACCTGAGCCGGTCATTGAAGATCGCGGCACGTGAGTTGAACGCGGCGGTAATCGTTGCGGCACAATTGAATCGTGGCCCGTTGAAGGACGGAAAGCCTCGTGCGCCGGTTGTTTCTGACCTACGCGAGAGCGGAGCCGTTGAGCAGGATAGTGATTGCGTTCTGCTTCTGCACCAGGACGAAGACGAGCCCGGTTACGTGACCATGATCGTCGGCAAGAATAGGCAGGGCAAGACGGGGGATATGTTGCTCAAATTTGAAGGGCAGTACGCGCGGATTTCCGAATGACACGCGAGATTCGCGCGTTGATGTCGGTCAGTCCCGAACATTGGACGAAGCAAGCCATCTGCAAAGGCGATGCCCGATTTACGGGCCGTAGAGAGTGGCTGTCCGATTCCGATGATGTGGACATGGCGAGCATCTGTGAGCGCTGCCCCGTAATCGATCAATGCCGTGATTGGGCCGATGCGTCCGATGCGGTCTCAGTATTCGTAGCTGGTTCTTGGAGGTATTCGGACGATGAACGGAATTTTCAATCCCCTTGACGGGGACGACGTTCCAGTGGGTGAAATGCCCGACTTGCCGACGCTCACTGAGCGGTCCGTCGAGGCTGTGCGCGCCCTCGCTGAGGGCCTTGTGGAGACGGCGACCGCGTTCTTCTTGGCGCTCGCTGAGGGGATCGCGGAGGGCTACGACGCAGCGGCAGGTGATGAGCAATGACCATTTCCTTGAAGGCTCTGGTTGGTGATCACGGCACCGTGTACGAGGTCGCTGACGTGTTTCAGTTCCCTGGCGGCGAGCTGCATTTGCGTGATGTTGAGCGTTTCGTGGGCGAGCCGGTGCAGTTGATCGCGGACATTCGTGGCGCGGAGCCGGAGGACTTGATCACGGCGGCGCTGTACGCGGACGTGGCGCAGGCGTACTGGTGGCCTCTCGTTGTGATGCTGCCTTACCTTCCGGCTGCGCGAGCGGATCGCGGTATCCCGCTGGGGGTTGCGGCATACGCAAAGCTGCTGAACAGCCTGGAGCCTGAGCAGGTTATCTGTGTGGACCCGCATTCCGAGGTAGCCGAGCGATGCTACGACGAACTGACGGTCCTTGACCCTGTGCCGCTGATGCAGCGCGCCATCATGAACACGAAATATGACGCGGTGATCGCGCCGGACAAGGGTGCTGTGGAGCGGGCGATGAAGGCGGCGAAGGCGCTCGGGGTTGACCTGTACCGCGCCGATAAGGTCCGCGACTTTGAGACTGGCCGGATCGTTGACATTCACATGTCGGAGAAGTTGCCGTCATCGGGCAAGTACCTGGTGGTGGATGACATTTGTGACGGCGGTGGAACTTTCGCGGGGCTCGCTGAGGCGACTGGTCTGAGCCGGGATCACCTCGGGATCTGGATTACCCATGGGGTCTTCTCTGGCAAGGCGTCAGATCTGCACGCGAATTACGAGCGGATCTACACGACGGATTCACATCCCGGCGCAAGCCGGGGCACGGTGCGTCCGTGGGCGACTGTGCCGGTTTACGGCTACATGTTCCACAACATGAAGGACTTCCGATGAGCGAACTTGAGTACTGGCAACTTGAACGGATTGTCAACGCGCACGAGCTCTTGCAGCGTTACGACATGACGGAAGCTGTAGCCCGTCAGAAGCTCGAAGAGTACCGAACCATTGAACGTTGGTTGGGTGCTGAACGGCTCTGGAAACAGAACGTCAAGGTGTGGTTGAAAGCCGAAACGCTGCACGCGTTGAAGCTAGAACGGCTCGACGGCGAATGTTATGCGGCAGCTTGCCGGGGTTGGACGCTGATGAAACAGTACGTCCCATCCTTGGATGGCGTACCCACGTTCGACGCCCTGCCGGATTCCCTACAGTTCCGGTACGCATCGTTCGCCGCTGGCGTGCTCGGGAAGCTGCCACCCCCGGAAGTCAAATCAGCCAAGCAGCAAGTACGCGAGGCGTCCTATGCCTGAGGTGTTGTTTGCAGGCGTCGCCGTCCTGATCCTCGGTTCTGCGCTGCTCGGGTTCGTGTGTGGATGGATCGCGACAACGAAATGGATTGAACGAAATGATGATTGACTACTCACCCGTCGCGCCCTTGTTTCACACGGACGCGTACAAGCTGGACCACAAGCGCCAGTACGACCTTGCAGGGAAGGTCACTCGCGTGTACTCGAACTACACGAACCGAAAGAGCCGGATTCCTGGTGTCGATAAGGTAGTGCATTTCGGGTTGCAGGCTTACATTCAGCGGTACTTGATGGACGAGTTCGAGCCGTTCTTTAGCTCAGGAAAAGGCCACGCTTGTCGCCTGTACGAGACGCGCGTAGCGCAGGTTCTAGGGCCGGACGCTGCGAAAGCTATCGGTAGTGAGCACATTCGCGCTCTGCACAGTAAAGGCTATCTGCCTCTGCGGTTCTGCGCGGTACCCGAGGGGACACTAGTGCCTATCGGTGTTCCGTCTTTCACCGTGGAGAACACGCACCCGGATTTCTACTGGCTGACCAACTTTGTCGAAACCGGCCTGTCGGCAGGCATTTGGCAGGCATCTACCTCGGCAACGATCGCACGCGAGTATCGCAAGGTGCTCGAAGCGGCGGCGGAACGGTCGGGCAGTGACTTGGCTGCGGTTGACTGGCAGTGCCATGACTTCTCGTACCGGGGCATGTCCTCGCACGAGTCGGCAGCGGCTTCCGGTGCTGCGCACCTGCTGTCGTTTTCGGGCACGGACTCGCTGGTCTCGCTGGACTGGATTGACCGCTACTACGGCGGTGCCTATGTGGCGGGCAGTGTTCCGGCGACTGAGCATTCGGTCATGTGTACCGGCATTGAGTCAGTGGGTGAACGGGAGACATTCTCGCGTCTACTGGATCTGTATCCGACTGGTGTTGTGTCTGTCGTTTCGGACACGTTCGATCTGTGGCGTGTACTCACCGAGTATCTTCCGGCGTTGCGAGACAAGATCGTTGCGCGTGACGGCAAGTTGGTGATTCGCCCTGACTCGGGTGACCCGGAGATGATTCTGTGCGGCGACCCGGAAGCGATGTCAGGAACGCCGGAGTGGTGGGGTGTCCTGCACCAGTTGTACGACGTGTTCGGCGGTGAAGTCAACGAAGCCGGATTCATTGAGTTGAATCCGAAGGTCGGTGCAATCTACGGGGATTCGATCACGCTGGATCGCGCCCGGTCGATCACCGAGCACATGGCGCGGCTGCGCTGGGCGTCAACGAATGTCGTGTTCGGTGTCGGCAGCTTCACTTATCAGTACAACACTCGGGACACGTTCGGGTCTGCGATGAAGGCTACGTGGGCTGAGGTTGACGGTGAGGGCGTGAATCTGCTCAAGGACCCGGTTACTGATGACGGGACGAAGAAGTCGGCAACGGGGCGTCTGGCAGTGCTGCACAAGGCCAAGGCATTCGGTGGGCAGATGTTCCTTGTCGAGCGAGCGGAGCAGTTCGCCGAAATGAACAGTCTGCTACAGCCAGTGTGGGAAGACGGCGAATTCATTAAGCGCCAGACCTTCTCGGATGTCCGGAACGTACTAGCGGGGCAGTGATGAGTGCCGACAACTGGACGACCTGTAAGGGCTGCGACATCGCCGCCGAGGCAGAGAGTGATGTGACACGTGCAGAGCTTGCTGTGGCATACGGCAGGGTCTCCCGCGAGGAATACGAACGCCTTCGCGCTGTCGCCGATGAAGCGATGGCGAAGACCCTGACTGCCCGTGAGCGCACGTTCCGTGAGGACTACGAAATCTACGGGGCGGAAACAGGAACCGTCACTGTGAGCTACAGCGGCAAGTGCACCGAATGTGGCTACGGAACCTCATTCGAATCAGAGCATCCAATATGGAAGGGGAAATGATGGCGCTGAAACTTACGGCTATGCGCGGATACCCCGGCAGCGGAAAAACGACCAAGGCCAAGGAGATAGCGGCCCAGTCCGGAGCTGTCCGGGTCTGCCGCGATGACCTGCGGAAGATGCTGCACGACAACTACCACACCGGCAAGGCGGAGTGTGAGGACCAGGTTACGACCGCCGAGCGGGCGCAAGTTCACGCGCTACTCCAGTCTGGTACGTCGGTGGTTGTGGACGCCACGCATCTGGAGCCGCGTTGGCTGCGTAAGTGGGCGAAGATGGCTGCCCAGTACGGGGCCAAGTTCGAGGTAGTGGACATCACCACCAGCGCGCTCAAGTCTGCGGCCAATGATGTGTTGCGCAAAGCTCGGGGTGAGCGTCACGTAGGCGGCGAAGTGATTGAGCGGATGGCCAAGCGCCACCCGATTCAAAACTGGCCCAAGGTGACTCAGCTCGAAACGTTCACGCCAGAGCCGGTCGAGTGGGTCGAGGACCTGCCTACGGCCATCATCGTGGACATCGACGGCACTGTCGCCCACATGGATGGGCGCTCACCGTATGACTACACGCAGGTGCACACCGACACCGTAGACGAGCAGGTGCGCTGGTTGGTCAACTCGATGTTCCGCAAGGGCGTCATGGTGCTGTTCGTGTCCGGCCGCGACGACATTTGCCGGGACGAAACGGTGAAATGGCTGGAGTACCACGGGATTCTGTTTGATGAGCTGCACATGCGGCCTACCGGGGCCAAGGATGCGAACGGCAACAAGCTGCCTGATTATCGGGTGAAGTACGACTTGTTCAACGCGAACATCCGGGGCAAGTACAACGTGCGGTTCGTGCTGGATGACCGTGACCAGGTTGTGAACCTTTGGCGGGCATTGGGTTTGAAGTGCTTGCAGGTACAGCCGGGGGACTTCTGATGACGATAAGTATCACGGGCGACGGCATGGCCATACCTCTGGAGGGCGACGCCGGTCTCACATATGACCGCAAGACCAAGACGTTGACCGTCCACGGTCTCGGCGCGTCAGATCGGGTGATCACACGTTCGGACAATCGCGATGACTCGCAAACGGTAATCATTGAATTGGGAAAGCGGGGGTTCTGATGGGTGACTATACGCCGGAAGAGTTCTATTCCAGGGTGGAATGGGAGGGCGGTATCTCTGAGGCCATTCTTGAATACGGGTTGACCGAAGACGACCTGGACGACTCAGACCCCGAGCTAAAAGCGGCGGTCAAGGAATTTCGGAAGGCTGCTACTGGTCCGGAAGAGCGGTTGCGCAAGCTGTTGTACGGCAAGTACGGAGAATGATTCGTGGCTAAACACGAGCGAGCGTGCACGGTCCCCCGCCATGATCGGGAAATTCGCATGACGGAGGTATTGCAAGCATTTCGGGGCAATAGTCCGGCCAGGATCGTGTACTTCAAGCAATCGCACGGCCAGTTCGTGCGGTACACAGACGATGAGAATGGCGCGAATCTGACTCTGCTTTAAGTAAATCGGGGGAAATTGGAGCACCAAATCACGGTGCCCCTAAAACGACCACCCATGCTGGCCAACGACCAGCGCAGGTGGACATGGCCGCAAGTCCGGGCAGCGAAACACCAAGTAGGAATACTGGTCGCGACGCTGGCCCGGACTGCGCGCATTCGGGGGTTAGGACCGTCAATCGTATCCGTCAAATGGTTCGTACCAGACAAACGGAAACGAGACGTTGATTCACTCGGGCCATTCACAAAAGCCGCACTCGACGGAATGGTCGATGCCGGTGTCTGGCCTGGCGACGATGCGAACTGGGTGACCGAAGTTCGCATGTCAATAGATAACACGCAACCAAAGCAACCGCGTATTGAGATAAAGGTAGTTGAAAATGCAACGGAACTGGCGCGACGACGCGATATGCCAGCAGATTGACCAAGACGTGTTCTTTCCCGAACGCGGCCAAGGTCTCAATGAGGCCAAACGAATCTGCGCACTCTGCGAAGTGAGACGGGAATGCCTAGACGAGGCCCTTGAGGACGAACGCGGCATTAAGCGCGATTACCGGTTCGGTGTACGCGGCGGGATGTCGCCCCATGCGCGGGCGCTGATGGATAAGGCGGCTGCATAGATGGTCATGTTCGATGCGCGCGAGAGTTTCTTTTCCGGCCTGGACGTACTCGGCACCTCGGTATCGGGCATCAACCTCGGGCACCGGAAACGGACACTCCTTGAACTGGACATTCCAGAACTACCCCTAGCCGTATGCAAGGGGTATGAGCCGCTGTCCGACTTCCATCCGAAAGCGGGTTCAAGCGGGGCCAAGGCCAAGCTGATCTGTGCGGGCTGCCCGGAAAAGCAAGCGTGCCTAGACTATGCGATGAACTGGGAGCGCCGACACAACGAACGAATGTCCGGTGTGTGGGGAGGATTCACCGAGCTTGAGCGCGAGCAGTTGCGGGCCGATGAGCGCGGCGGAGTGAAGCTGTGCCGCAACGGTGCTCACGAGATGACCGGCAACAACGTAGTCAAGCTGGCCACTGGTGGTGTTCGGTGCCGAGGCTGTTTCAACGAGGCCACGAACCGGTCGAAACGTGCTGCGCGGGAAGCGAAAAGGGTTGCGAATGGATGAATTCAGAGTCATTTGGACTGATGGCCAGGCCGGATATGCCGCGTATGTGATCGACCGCCCAAAGCTGTTTTGGACTGATCACGACCCGGTGAAGGCGCTGGCTGGACTGGTGGGGATGTTGGAGTTCACGAAGGAGACATGACAGAGCACTCTTGCCTGTCCCGTAAGCAGTGTGTATCGCGAACGAGTACCGGACCCGCCATCACGGCGAAGCCGGACACGTTGTGCACCGGCTGTATTCGGGACATTCAGCGGTGCCTAGACGAGCTGCCAACCTATCGGGACGCGCTGCGCGTGTTCCTCGGGTCGTCGCCCAAGACTGCCTTGCAGTCGAAAGTGAGTATGACGGCTGAGCCGTCCACGCCGTACAACGTCAAGGTTGCGGATCTGATCGATTCGATTGATGAGGTTGTGTCGGTGGCCGGGGGCTACGGCGCGTTGGTCCGTGACTTGGTGCAGCGTCCTGCTGACAAGTTCTTGGATGCCGCTTTCAAGGTGGTCTATTTGACGGGCGTGCAGCGGGCATTGGACATCCGGAGGGTTCATTCGAACGCGGATGGCGTTGTCGGTTTAGGCAAGGTCTGGGAGAGGCGGAAAGCGCCTTGCCCGGAATGCGATCTACCAACGTTGGGGACGTGGGTTGGGTCGGGAACGATTTATTGCACCAATTCTGAGTGTGCAACAACTTTGACGCAATCTGATTACGAGGGGTATTGCGTCATGAAAGCGGAAAGTGAGAAGAAGTAATGCCTGACGCAACCATTTACCAGATCGGTAATTTGACTGCTGATCCGGAGCTGCGCCAGACACCTAACGGTGTATCGGTCGCACAGTTCTCTGTGGCTTCTACGCCACGTATCTATGACAAGCAGGCGCAGGAGTGGAAGGACGGCGACACGACGTTCTTGCGGGCGCAGGTGTGGCGTGAGCTGGCCGAGGGTGCGGCGAACGAGCTGCGCAAGGGCGACCAGGTGATCGTGGTCGGGAAGTTGAAGCAGCGCCAGTACGAGAAGGACGGCGTTCAGCGGACTGCGTACGAGGTCGAGGCGGATTTCGTGGGTAAGTCGGTACGTGCCCGTAAGCCACGCCAGGACGACGGTTGGGGTTCCGGCGCGTCGGATGCCGCGCCGTTCTAATGGCGCGGATTGTTGGGCATTTCAGCCTGGACAACGTTAAGCCGGAGTACATCGACCAGTTGCGTCGATATGAGTCCGAGGGCGACATGACGGCCATGCGTGAGTTCTTGGACAATTTCTGTCACCGGGACTACTCGCTGACTGTGGAGTGGGACTGATGAAAGAGCTACGAGTCTATGGATGCTCGGACGATCTGGTTGAGTTCGAGGGCGCGTTCGATGAAGAATATGGCGCCTATGGGGTCCGTGCACAGTTCTTGGTCATCGCGCGATCGGATTACTTGAACGCGCGCCAGCTTTGGATTACCGCCGAGTACGGAGAACGAGAGTGGGAGCTTTGCGCATCCGCATTCTCGGGGGAATGCGATCTGAAATGGAACATTCGACTTGATCGGCGTACTGGAACAGGCCGGGACACCGACCCATGCCTGTTCATTGAAATAGATGACGACGAAACTGTCACGGTAATGCGATTGGACAAAGATGGCGAGTATTGAGCCACCAGTAAATGCAAACTATGCCGCGACCATTGTCCAGATTCCCGAACCGCTTTCCGTGGTCGGGCTGGACAACCTGGTAGCGGTACCACTGTTCGGATACCAGGCACTCACGCAGAAGACCGGGGCGACAGCCGGTGACCTCAAGGTGTTGTTCACTGCTGAAACGCAGCTCGACGCCGAGTATGCCCGCGAAAACAACCTGTTCCGTGAGGCAACTCTGAACCGGGATGCCAACGAGACTGGGTATCTCGAAACGAATGCTCGCGTCCGCGCGATCCGGCTACGCAAGAACACGTCGAACGCACTCCTGATGCCTCTTGAGTCGTTGGCGTACACCGGCATTGACGTTCGCACGCTCAAGGTAGGCGATACGTTCGATAAGCTGAACGGTCGCACGATCTGCCGCAAGTACGAGGTGCCAACCAAGCCGGGTGCAGGCCCGCGCACAACGCCGAAGATCCGGCAGCGCGTCGATCAGAAGCTGTTCCCGATGCATCTGGACACTGAGCACCTGTTCCGGAACCTACAGGCATTCCGTGAGCCGAAGCACGTCATCGTGACGCAGAAGTTGCACGGCACGAGTTGGCGCGGTGGCCGCGTCCCGGCGCTGCGCGAGAAGAGCTGGCTTGAACGGGTCGTGGTCAACAAGTGGCTGCGCATCCCGACGCCAGAGACCAAGTACGAGGACGTGTTTGGTTCACGGCGTGTGATCAAGGGACGCTCGGACAACAACCACTACTACGACAGCGACGTGTGGACGGAGTTCGGCAAGACGATTGAAGGCCGGATTCCGGAGAACTTCATGGTTTACGGCGAGCTGGTCGGTTGGACGGACACGCAGTCACCAATCCAGAAGGGCTACACGTACAACGTGAAGCCGGGAGACGTGGAACTGTACGTCTACCGGGTGGCAACGGTGAACGGCCAGGGCGTCATCGCTGATCTGTCATGGCAGGGCGTCAAGGACTTCGCAGCCGCGATCGGCGTCAAGGTGGCCCCCACCCTGTGGGAGGGGCAGATCATTTCGCGCGACAAGGTGGACGACGAAGACCTGATCGAGATGTACACGGACATGTACCTGGATCAGAACTTCGCAGCGCTCCACACGTCTGCCGAATTCGGTTTGGCGTACCCGGATGCTCCTGTGCCGCTATCGAATCCAACGTCGGTGGATGAGGGCGTGTGTGTCCGTGTTGAGGGTCAGGTGCCGCGCATCTACAAGGCGAAGTCTCCGCTGTTCTTGGAGCACGAGACTAAGGCGCTCGACAAGGGCGAGTTGGATATGGAGGCTGCGGCGTAGTGGGCTATCTGGCTTACGTGGCTGAGGTTTTGGGGTGGTATCGGGAGCTGTACCGGCGACGTGAGGTTGTCGGTCGGCCCCTGACCGCCGCAGAACTGTTGCAAGCGAAAGACGTTGCGGCTGACGCGCGTCTAACTAAGGGGGAATGAATGACGTATCGAGGCTACAACTATTCCGGTGGCCGCGTACTCGACGCGGTTGGCGCGTTGAAGATGGCGACCGGCCCGGTTGCGAAGCTCGCGCCGGGTGCACTTTCTAAGGCGGTCGTGAAGCTGTCTGAGATCGAACGTAAGGCTGCGGAGAAGGCTGCGAGTGTGAGCCGTGGGCAGACGACGGCGGGGCTTGTGGCGGCGATTGTGGACGCTATCAACGCGGTTCGTCGGGGCAACCCGGTGGGCACGTTGCGCCAGTCGGGCACCAAGTTCGCGTTCGCGTACGCGCCGGGCAAGTGGCTGCTGATTGACACCGATGGCGCGGCACCGGCATACCGTTCCGTGACGGACGAGACGATGCCTGAGATTGGTTCGTGGACGCAGCGCTATGGGGGTGAGTCCTGATGGCGTGTGTGTTCGTGCTGATTCTGATTCTGGGCGCGTTGGCGTTCGTGTTGCTGACTGCGGGCTAAGGGGAGTCATGGCTGAGATTGATGACCTGAAAGCGATCCTGTCCGAGGACCATTGGGCGCTGTCGAGCACCGGGGACCAGTTTGACGGGTTCGAGGTGGTGCATGTCAGGCAGGGGGAGGACCGTCGTTGGTCGCGAACCAATCTGGTTGTCGCGCGCGGCCCCTCGGGGAAGCACTACGGATACGACTACGAGCAGGGTTTGACCGAGTACCAGGACGTTGATGCGTTCGACGATGGCGAACCTATGCCGTATGAGGTGATGCCCGTTGAGAAGACGGTCACGATCACCAACTACGTCAAGGTCGATGGCGGGTAAGTGGCCATGGCCGAACGACTCCAAGGATGACCGATACCGACGCATAATCGACCACTACCGAAACGCTCTAGCAGACGCAGACCTAGACCAGTGCTTGTCACTCGACAAATTGATGGCCGACTACGGGCAACCGTGGATTTCGGACAACTCGATTGTCGATGTCAATGCCATGATGTCTGCCGGTGATATTGCGGAGCGTTTCGGTATTTCGGTGTGGAATGTGCGCGATTGGTCGCGTCGTCATCCGGAGATGATTCGACGGCATAAGGCTGCGAATGGCCGGACGTTGTTCCGGTTGGGCGATGTGCTTACCTTCAATGCAAGTAGGAATGGATAGTGGTGGGCGAAAAATTTCGGGTAGGCCAGGACAATAGTGACGTGCACCGCAACAATACTGCATTGGTGAATCAGCAGTTGAGTGCGGAGGCCCAGAAGGTGGTTCTTCTGATGGAGATCGCGCGTTCGCTTGATCTGATTGTGGAGCATCTTAAAGGGAACTTGTAAGCGCGCTAACATAAAAGAGGGGAAAATTCTATCCAAATGTGGGCAGACATTCCTATTGCCGAATTGACCGGGTATCAATGCCACGATCAGGGCAAGGTGCGGGGTCCACGTAGGGAACTTTCCGAGTGGACGGACGAGCGGGGCTGTAAGCGTGTGAAAGCCGCTGGACGCCCGTACGCGGTGCATCTGTTGGTGTTGGCGACGTTCGTCGGCCCACGGCCCGATGGGGCGGTGCCTCGGTGGCTGAATGGTGATCCTGCGGATAACCGGCTGGTGAATCTCAAATGGTGGACCGGCGATGAGCAGGAAGTGTTGACGCGGGTTAACCGCTGCCGGAACGGGCATCTCTATACGCCGGAGAACACGGAGACGTGGGGGACGGGTAACCGGGTGTGCGTGTCGTGCCGGACGGGTATCGCTGCGGTGACTGAGTTGCCGGAGGTGTTGTGAGGTTTGGCGCGCCCGCGTGAGCGGATCTGGCTGCGCCTCGCTGGCGTCCCGATGTTCCCGCGCGCGCCGGGACGCCAGCGGTTAACTTCGGGGGGATTGTGAAGCCAGCAGACAGTGCATGGCTGGCGCTGCTCGGGGCGATTGTCGCCTATGAGGTGGCCGCGCCGGATAACGAACTTCTTAGTGAGGGCTGGGACCGCTATCTATTGCGGAGTCCGGTCACTGCTCGTGTGGTGCCCATTGTGTTGGCGCTGCACCTAATTAACGCCTTGCCGCGTTCCATCGACCCGGTTTCCCGGTTGTGCGATGTGTTGCGCTGGGTCGGGGGAATTTTGCATGTCAGACGCGATTAATCCGTCGCACTACAAGGATGGCTTCTCGAACGGTGCCGAGGTTATCGACATCACAGAGAATCTGAATTTCAATCGCGGGAACGCGGTGAAGTACATTGCGCGCGCCGGTAAGAAGGACCCTAAGGCTGAGATTCAGGACCTTCGCAAGGCGAAGTGGTACGTGGATCGCGAGATTGCTCTAGTTGAACGCAAGCAGGGGATAGTGACCCACGAACTCAACGTGCACTTCTTCAATAATGCCCAGAAGTCGGAAGCGGTGGTCCTTGCCCCGCATGACTCCCAGAAGGTGGCCGCTTATGGCCGCTAAGATTCTGGTACTCGATATTGAGACGCAGCGCGCCATTGTCGAGACTTTCAGCTTGTTTCGCCCGTTCATCCACATTGACAGGGTGCTGACACCTACCCGCGTGCTCTGCTTCGCGGCGAAGTGGCGCGGCGACGACAAGGTGATCTTCAAAGCCGCTTGGCGGGACAACGACCCGGACGCGTACTTGCGCATGATGCGCGCGGCCTGGGACCTGTTGAACAAGGCTGACATTGTTGTGACGTGGAACGGTGACCGTTTCGACGTGCAGTGGTTCGAGGCCGAGTTTGTGCGTCTCGGCTTGGGCCGTCCGACGCCGTACAAGTCTGTGGACTTGATCAAGACGGTCAAGCGGTGGTTCAAGGGCGGCTTGATGTCCATGAAGCTCGATTGGTCGTCGCGGATGATTCTCAAGGATCGCAAAGTGCCGCACGGCGGAACCGATCTATGGCATGACATTCGGCACGGTACGCGACCAGAGCAGCGCGCGGCTGAGAAGCTGATGGCGGAATACAACATCCACGATGTGGAGTTGACGGAGCATCTGTTTGATGTCCAGTTGCCGTACTTGAACGTGAATCTCGCGCTGTACGAGCGCAACGAGGACGGGCTGATGCACTGCACGAAGTGCAACGGTACGGACTTGAAGCGTGACGGTGTGAAGTTCCGTGCGACGAACGCTGGGTTGTTTCAGATGTGGCGTTGCAAGGATTGTAATTCTACTTCAACTGGTGCTAAGCGGGTTTCGACTACTGAGCTGAGGCCGGTGTGAGATGGCGGGTCCACCTATTGCGGGTCCAGTGCCCGAGAAGCTAGTCGAGTTGACAACCGGCGTAACGGAATACCTGTTGAACGTCGGGGTTGACCCGCTTAGGGCGGGGCTGGACGGGTACAACATTGTGCGCGGTGTCTTGGAGGGCATCGGCGATATGCCGGTGGCTGATCTACTCAAATGGGGAATCGATGACTACGAATCGTCCGGGTAGCGTGTGGGTTTACCCGCGTGTGAGCTATCTGCCTTTTGATCCTATGACGGCGTTGATGCTGCGGGTGATGGGTGACTATTCAAGGGCACGTGCCGATTTGGATGCTTTGATGGTGAAGCACCGTGGACATTGAGCGGGCGAAGCGGTGGCGAGTTGGCTTGATGGTTGGCGGGCCGGTCTTGGTGTGCGGGCATAAGCCGATCACTCGCGAGCAGGCCGTCGCCTACCTCGCGTGGACGCAACCGGGAACCGCTGTTGTGAGCTGCCTTCCCGAAGCTGAGCCAGCGAAGTCGGTCTGGTCTGGCCGGAATGCCTACCGGGACAATAACCCTGATTGGTGGAGGCGGCTTTATGGCGGGGGCTAGGCCGAAGGCTATTCCGGAGCGTCAGATTCTTGTGGCACTGCCGGAGGACAAGATGATGCGGCTTGTGAAGCGCGCGAGTGAGTCTGACATGTCGGCGCATGACTATGCAGCGTGCAAGCTGCTGGAGGCAATCAAATGATTGGGTTCGTTACGGGTTTCGTTCTGGGCGGATTGCTCGGTCTGGCCGTTGTTGTTGGCGCTGTGTACATTTGGTCAAAGATTGTGAACTTCTTCTGATGGGCGCGGATACGCGAGTCCTGGATATTCTTGAATCGCTCATTGATGACGACCCATGTAGTTGGGACCACAACCACAGTTGCCAGACCCACGGATACTTCTACGTGGACCAAGGCGAGCTTTGTCCGCAGGAAGACGCGAAACGCTATGTGCGCGCAGCTAGACGTGAGCTGAATGCGTGATGGCTAGCGACAGTATGTGCGCCAGGCTTGAGCTACGCCGATCAAATGCGGCGGTTCCACACCGCAATAGGCATCGTGAACGTAAGTCCGGCAAGGGGTTGCATCGCGACGCCGTAGCGGAATGGGGGGACGATGCCGGGGAATCTCCGGAAGAACGCTGGGAAGCGTGGGAGTGGCCGCACTGAGGCTGACTACCTGAAAGCCCGGAAACGGGCTCTACGGGCGTCTCAGGTATGCGCGGGATGCCACCAGGCGATCGACCTGACGCTGAAACCAATCTGCCAGTTCGTCAAGACGGACGGGTACACGGTGGAGACAGCTCATCTGATTCCCCGTACGTGTGGGGATGAGTGCAAAGGTCATGCGCGGAAGGCGAATCCGTGGTCTGCGTCTGCGAACCACAAGATTCCCGTGTCGAAGCTACAGCCGGACTCAAAGTTGTTGACAGATCACCGGAACCTTGAGCCGATGCATTTGAAGTGCAATCAGACGCTCGGTGATCGTGTGGTTGTTAAGGCGAGACACAAGGTGTCTCGGGATTGGTTTGCATAGTGTCTGAATTTGACGACGAATCGAACATCATGGTTTCCGAGCTTCGGATTATCAAGTACATCGACGGCGACGGCGATTTGCATGTGGTCGATTTGTCGCAGGCTGCCGGTGGTGACGAGCTGGAGGAACCGGAGTATCTGAGTCTTATCGAGTGGGCTCGCGCATACATCCTTGCGGATAACGTGATGTCGATTATCGCTTCCCGCACTGAGGGTTACGGGGATGATGAGTGAACCGTAGCGAGTATACCTCTGATGTCGAGTGCCGCTGCGATGTGTGTGACGACATGATTCGACTTGGTGATGTTGTGTTGGAGCGTGCGGGGGAGTTGTTTCATGCCGAATGCGGCTGAGTGGTGCTATGCGCCGAGTTGCGAGTGTGATCGGTGCGAGGACTACAAGCTGGCCAACGGGATGACGATGAGGTACCCGCTGGCTAGCACGCGGCCCGCTGCCGACGAGCGACCACATCGGGGGTTCCTGAGATGACATTGCCGACTCTCGAACAGATTGACGACGTAATGCAGGTGACTGGCTACGCCTACCAGGCCGGCGGATACCCGGACGAAATGTCTGACTTCGCGCGGAACTACACAGATGGTGACGGCGGATTGTTGAATGCGTTGCGGGACTTGCGGTATGCGCGCGCATTGCTTTCTGGAGCTGACTAGCTCCTTGGTCCGGTAGGCAAAATGGCAAAGCCGCCACACTCAAAATGTGGTGCGTGTGCGTTCGACTCGCACCCGGACTACTTTCGCTGCCTTAGCTCCAATTGGTAGAGCGCCGCTTTCGTAATGCGGATGTTGGCGGTTCGAGTCCGCCAGGCAGCTCGGGAAGGGTTTGACAGTAGACATGCGTCAATTGGAACTGTTTCATTGCGCGGTGGTAGCAGTTGGTAGCTTCGCGGCCTCATAAGCCGAGGGTCGCCGGTTCGAGTCCGGCCCGCGCAACGTATTCCCCCCAACATTGGTCACCCGTTGAAGCGGTTTCGCCGTTGGGGGGTTTGAACGGTAGTCCCCACGTGTCGCCTCTCCCGTCTTTGAGCGGTGAAGCGTGTGGGGTAGGTAGTAATCGCATTGTGGCGCAGTTGGTTAGCGCGCCGACCTGATAAGTCGGAGGCCGCAGGTTCAATCCCTGCCGATGCGACGTTTAGCGCTAAGGTTCGCACGTCGGGAGACAATCATGATTAGGGTGACCACCAGACCGATCAACAGGGCAACACCACCAAACGGTATCGCCACAAAGATAACGGTCTGTACGTCTTGAGCTGACATTACTGTTGAGTCTCAGTGCAAACCGTGAACCGACGTACGGGATGGTCGAATCCGCCAGCGGGGCAATCGGAAATGCTGGTGCTGTTCTGGGCGAGTCGCACGGGCTTTTCTCGCGCAGGTTTGGTGCTGTCATCGCATTTAACTCGCTTGATGTCGAAGCCGTTCATGCTCAGACAGCTGCCCTGGACCCAGTAGTAGTCCATGCATACTGTCCACTCGCCGCGACCGGCAGTATTGGTATAGTACTTCTGGTCTACGTCACCAACACATTCGGTTGGTTTTTGGACCTGCTGTACAACTATAAAGTTGTTCTCTGGTGAACCGCATCCCGCTTTGTCGATTTGTGCGCTGGTGCGGGACCCGTGAAGATTTACGCACGTTCCGGCAGGGAAGTCGGGATTGATCGTTTTCGTATCAGACGGGAATTGTCCAGGGATAGATGAGAAGGATGTTTTCGCTGTCTCCTGCGAATCAACGTGGCTAGTCTGCCCACCAGCGAAGATATTCCTTATCAAGAAGTATCCTGCGCCCCATGCAACCGCCAGGCATACTATTAGCGTAACTACTATCATCCCCATCCGGGAGTAGGCTTGCTTTTTACTTTCGGCGGTGACAATGGCATCTGCTATCGCCCATAAGAGGAATGCGGCTATCAGGTACTGCAAGACGTGGGATACCGGCAGGTCGGTAAAAAACTTCATCGCCAGTAGAACTAAGCCGCAACTAAATAGGACTATCTTGACGATACGTAGAATCTTTTTAATAGAGTCTTTATTCATAATGTAAGAGTCTCCACCGGTCAGAATAGGCATCGTTGGGGAGTGAATTTGAACCACATATTGTAGTGAAAATCCATCGTCCCGCACATTTTGTCTTCGTATGCCCTGGATATGGCTGTCTTCATATTGTCAAGCGTATTATTGTACGAACCGCAGGCCCATGAAAGGGCTCCAAGAGCAAGTTTCCCTGGCCAGGTTACTTTGCCCGCAAATCCCCCGATGAACAAGTACTGGCAATACTCTGCGGCCTCAGATTTTGCGTCTTCAAGGTCTCGTGCGACTCTCTTCATGTCATCAAGCGAGTTTATTTGTGACCTGAATCCACCTGTGTAGTCGGTGCGGATAACGCCCCACTGGGCCTTTACCTCGGGTGGCGGGCACTGCCCATTGCATCCACCGCTAGGGACAGGCACAGGGAAGGGCTCTTTGCTCCACGACCGCGACGGCTCACCCTGCCGACGTGGCCCCCCGCTGGGGAGCATGCTGCTAAGAACATCGGGAATTTCACTTACTACCTCGTTCAGCACTTCGTCGGCAGGATTCCCGAAGGACTGAGCAACGGCCTGACACTGCTGCTGACGGTCATCCAATTGCTGCGTGGTGTCGTCTTGCTTGTTCTGCGGCTGCTCGGGCTGCTGAGTCTGCGTCGGGGCCTGACTCGGCTGCTGCTGTTGCGGCTGCTGGGGTTGTTGTCCCTGTTGCGGTGATTGTTGTTGCGGCGCTTGGAAATCCGGATTGGGTTTACCGGGGCCTTGGGTGTATCCGGGAGCGGTCGAGTAGTTGGGGGGCTGGGTACCGTGGGCTGGCTGGTCCCATCCCTGTTGCGGCTGCTGCTGACCGCCAGACTGGCTGCCTTGCTGGGGCGCTCCCTGTGCGCCGGTTTGGTAGATTGATATGCCGTTGTCTTGATTCATCGGGGGCTGATTGCCGCCCTGATATTCAGGCATTGAGCTGGGCATTTGAGGTGGCTGGAATTGCTGGCCCCCGTCCATACCCGGCCCGCCAGTTGGGCCGGGAGCGCCTGTGGGGTCGGCGGCAGCGGTCTGGACGGTCGAAAATCCGCTACCCGGCATAGTCTGGTCGCTGGCAATCTTCGCGCCACCGATCACGAGGGCTGCAATGGCTATGGCCGCGAGCGTTCGACGGGTGGCGGGGGAGACGCGTCGTTGGGCCTTCTGAACATCAGGCCAGCGTTGCAGAGTGCGGCACCAGTACGTCTTGTACTGGTTGCGAAGGTTATCGTCGCGCGACATAGGGAACACCGTAAGGCATGACGACCTGCACGTAAATCCGAATCAGAAAACTTGGGGCCGGTTTGCGGCCCGGATGGTCCGCGACCTGCAGAAAGGTTGCGACATGACTGACTGTAGCTCAATTTGGTAGAGCGCTGGCTTTGGGAGCCAGGGGTTCGGGGTTCAAATCCCTGTAGTCAGACCACGCGTAGGTTGGGCTTGTTGGGCAAGGCCCTCCAGACTGTAAATCTGGCGCTTCGGCTACGGCGGTTCGATTCCGTCCCTGCGTACAACGATGCCCGCTAAGGCTAGAGCTGTGAGGCTTCCTTACTTCGGCGGGATTCGACGGCATGTAGCTCAGTTGGTAGAGCACCGGAGTGAAGTCCCGGAGCGCGCAGGTTCGAATCCTGCTGTGTCGGCCCGGTTAGAAGCATAAGCGCTCGACCTGTTGACCTGCTATTTTGCCGGAAAAGCTCAGGTCGTGTAGCGGCATCTTCTCGACTGCATATCGCGCTGGTGTAGTGGTAGCACAACGGCTTCCAAACCCGTTGGTGTGGGTTCGATTCCTACGTGCGGTGCAATGGGCCATGGTTCCGCGAGGAGCGGGTAGACCTGGATGCCTGATCACCGATTGTCGGCGGTATATCCGGCTTTGGTTCCGTATCCCAATTGGCAGAGGATTCCGGCTTAGACCCGGTTTAGTGTGCGTTCGAGTCGCACCGGAACTACGCGTAGTAGCTCAGTGGTAGAGCGTCCGGTTGTGGCCCGGATTACTTGGGTTCGATTCCCGGCTATCGCCACCAACTTTAGGGGACTTGGCTAAACCTGCCTAAATGCCCTAATTGCCCGGTAGCACAATTTGGCAGTTGCGCCCCGCTCTGGACGGGGAGGTTGTTGGTTCGATTCCAGCTCGGGCAGCATGTGGAAATATGATGAGTTGAGGCATTTATCGTCTGGCTGTATTTGTACGGTGAATACCCTTGGTCCGGGTCCAAGGTTGGTGTTGGACGCGGATTGTGAGCGTGCTATTGCGCGTGGTGAAGATGTCGCGGTGGAGTAATTGGTATCTCGCTAGGCTCTCAACCTAGAGATTGCGGGTTCGACCCCCGTCCGTGATACGCGTCAGTTATGATGATCGCATGGCCATTCCATTGCTGTGGTATCCGAGTGAGTTACGTGAAGCTGCTGAGAGCTTGCTTAGCCTTGAAAGGCGTTTAGTAAATTTCGAGTCAATGCGTAGAACTCTGACTGAGGAGCGTGAGCGGAATGAACACGCTCAGATACTAAAGAGATTCAACGAAATTATCGCACCGTACGAATTTAGCCGGATAAGTTCGGATTCACCGCTAGGTCTGCTGAGTAACATAGTTATACAGTCGGGAGACGGGGATATGAATCCGCGCACGATCCGCGTTGTGGCTGATCTGTTGTCCGATATCGCTCGAAGCTTGGAGTACTGCCATGCGGCTGCGGCGCACACCGTTTACAGGCTTTTGAATGGTGTCTCGTGATTCATTTGTGGTAGTCGTATAGCGGCCTAGTACCCCTGCCTTCCAAGCAGGTGACGCGAGTTCAAATCTCGCTTACCACACTTCGTTATTTTAATTGCTCGACTTGTACCGCAGCCATAGAACATGCGATTGATGTCAGCGCATTGGCTAGGGCGAATAGGCAGCGCTCTTGTACGGTCTGCACAGCCTGCGGCGCTGTGCTATTGAGAATGTCTTTGGCCTCGGTCGCGCGCGAAACCGCATTGACCGTGAGGTCATGATGGTCCAGGTTCATGCAGATCAGCGTACAGCCCTCGCTAGCTCAGTGGTAGAGCTGCTGGCTCTTAACCAGTAGGTCCGGGGTTCGATTCCCTGGCGGGGGACGTTAGGAACGGCTGCGTGTCGTAGAACGCCATGCCTCGAAATTCTATGCACACATATTCAGTGCTGACCTCGAATATTTGGGGAAAGTAATGCAGCGGGGAGTCCTGCGACCAGTCTTGAAAACTGGGTAGCGCGTAATGGCGCTTGGGGTGCGAGTCCTCTGCTTTCCACTCAGGGCCGTTAGTTTAGTCGGTAAAATTCCTGTTTTGCACGCAGGAGTCCGGGGTTCGATTCCCCGATGGTCCACTTTGTGCCGTTGTGTCCGATTGGTTAGGTGCTGGCCTGCAAAGCCGGTTAGTCCGGTTCGATTCCGGGGGACGGCTCCACCCTGGTTTCTTGTAGTAGCTTTGCAAGATGTTCCGCCAGATTCTTGGCGCGGCGGCGCACTGAGGTTTCACGCGCCATAGCGGCTAGTAAATAGAGGTCGGCACACATTAGTGATGCCTTATCCCTATCTAGGCGGATGGCGTCGGCCATTTGTTTATTCCTCCGTAGCTCAATGGCAGAGCTGCGCCCTGTTAAGGCGTAGGTTGGTGGTTCGAGTCCATCCGGGGGAGCTTTTAGTTGGATTCGTCCAGCTTGGGGATTTAAAGCTGTGCACAGTGGAGCGCTCCTGCCGGTTACCGGACCTGCCGGGCTTAGTGTATGTCGCGTCGGCGTTCGACGTGCCAGCCAGCACGCCACGCGCGGGCATCGTCTAGGTCTCCGGGTGGTGCGGGGATGTGTGGGTTGCCCAGTGCTGGCGTGCCTGCCTTGTAGGCCTCCTTGCCGTCTTGGTAGACGGTCGCGCGGTGTTCGGCGTCTGCCGGGGGTTCTGGCGCGGTCATGGTGTGAGTGTATGTCGTGCGTGCGGTCATGGGTGGTTCCTTCTATGCTTGGGGTGCCGACCAGGCGGGAGCAACTTTTCTATTCATCGGAAACTGTTGGTCCAACTCCTTTGCCTGGTCGGTTTCATTGTTTGACGTGGCTAGTCTTCCTCGGTCCAGAATTGGCCGTCTGGGTAGATGTTTGACAGGTTGGTGACGATTCGTTCGCCGATGCTCGCCGATACTTCGGTGATCACGATGCGGTCCTGGTCGATTGCGTCTTTGGCCCATACGGTTACTGACATTTGGTTCCTTTCGTTTTCGTCCAGCTTGGCGATTAAAAGCTGTGCATAGTAGGGCGCCAGTCGCGGCTAACGCGGTACCGGCCATGTTTTGGATGGGCACGCTTCGGCGTCATCGGCGCTGATGTGTCCCCATTGGAGATGGTTCGGAGCGTCGGGGTACAGCTTTTGGAGTGATCTACCGCAGTCGCGGCATGCGTCATTCGCCATCGCTTGACTCGCATGCCGGGTCGTGTGGTTCGGATATGTGCGCGTCGCACGCTGTGCAGCGATCGGACGTAGATTCACAGGTGCACGGTTCCGGGTATCCGCAGTACGAGCATTTCGCGAGCCCGTCCCAGATGGCATCAAAGTCATATACCTCAGTACTCATGGTCTAGTGACCTCTCCGTCGTGGATCTTCTGCGCAAGCTCACCTAACCGCCATTGCATAGCCTGCTCAATTTGGTACATCTCTAGGATTGCTGCGGCACCCCATAGCGCTCCTGCGGCTGCATTTCGACGTTTCTGTTCGGCTGCGCTGACCTTGTCCATTGGTCTCCCTATCGGTTATTGATGTAGCCGGAACCGGCGTAGTGCTGGCCGCTGTCCATCTGGTCACGCAACATGCGGTACGTGACACGCCCGTGCGTATCGAACCACGTCAGCATTTCGTCGCTGGCGTACTTGCGCAGCTCGCGCAGGTTGCAGAACCACAGATTGCGCGCGTTGTACTTACCCGCGTGCTCACGCTTAGTCATGTGTCCGCGTGTATCCGCTTCCGCGCGTAGGTATTCCATCTCGGCTACGTCGCGATGGTACAGCCTCACCAACTGGTCATAGCCCGGTGCAACGTATCCGAGCGAGCGCAGATCAGCGATTGCCTTCTGCCGGTTGGTCAGCTCGGGTTCGGGTGCGGGCGGTTCGTCTGCCTCGGCGGTATCAACGACGGTGTTTGCATCGATGATGTCGATTGCCTGATACAGGCAGTCCAGTACGTCGCCGGTTGCGCCCGCTTTGTGCAGCGCGTCTAGTGCGTCGGCAAGTATGTCTAGTTGGTGCTGACGGTTGGCGAGTTCGGCGGCGATAGCATTTTGCACCGCTTGCAACTCGTCAGTCGGGTAGTCGCGCATGTTCACGAATTGATCCTTTGGGAGGGTACGTGTTGGCCTTACTAACGTAGCGTACCAAGTACGTACGTTAAACGCAATCAGAAACTTATTTGACGCGGATATGCGGATTCTCACCCGCGACGATGCGTTGCAGACTGCCACGCGATAGGCCGGTGTGCTGTTCTAGCTCGCTGAATGCGTACCCGTTGGCTTTAGCCGCGCGTATGTCGTTGTAGAACTTGTGCGCGAGCGCGAGGATTGCCGCGTGCTGTTCACGCATAGCGGCCAGTACCTCGTCTGCCATGGTTGGACAGTACACGCTCACCTTGCGATATCTCGTGTAGCCGCTGGTCAAGCTGGTCTAGGCGTGTCTGCATGACGCGCATTTCGGCTAGCAAGTCTTGGCGCTGGCGTTCTACCTTGACGCGTTCGGCGGTAAGCATGGCTGCGGCTGTCTCGTCTGACATGCCGGGGATGATGGGCAACTGAATGGTCCTTAGATCAGGGTGAGTTGTTCGGCCTGGCTACGTGTCTTGCATGGCGCGTTGTACAACAACCCGTGCTCAACGTACTCGCTGAATGGTCGATAGTCGCAACGGCGCTCTATGACGACGTATCGCGCTTCGGGGTGGTCAATTATCCAGTCGTAGCAGCGCTGCCAATCTTGGCTTACGGCGTGCACGGTCGCGGTGACGGGGTTACGGACAACCCAAGGGTTATCTTCCGGGCCGAGGGTGACGGATACGAGGGCGAGCATGTCGAATTGCATCGGGCTATGCCTCTCTGCTGTGTCTGGCTATGTATGGCTGTTGAGTCACGATGTCAATGCTTGTGTCGCGAGTGAGCTGCTTCGCGTCGTAGTGCGGCCAATGCGCTGGCGCGGCGTGGCGTCCTTCATTCCATTTCGTCGGGCGCGGGACGATTCCCTTGCGTAGCCGGACCATTAAGCGTCGGGTGACGAGTTCGTGGTAAGTCTTGGGCGGGGTAATGGTGGTCATTTGTGTGAGTCCTATTCTGCTGATGGGGTTAGAGGGCACGCATTGCGGCTAGACGGTCAAGCGCTGCGGTTTCCCTGCGCTCTGCCTCTACACGTTCCTTGATGGCGCTATCCGCATCGTCCAGTGCGTCGGCAATCAGCGCATCCTTGGCCGCTTCAATGGTGAGGTATTTTTCAGCGGCCAATTGAACAGCCTGCTTAACTTTGTCGCGTGCGCTGTCCGTCAGATGGGTGTAGGACATCGTTGCGCGGTAACCAATGCGCTGTACGCCGGTATCGGTCAGCATGTCGCGAATCTCCTCATGCCAGCATGCCAGACGCGCGGGTTCAAAGGCGGCGTGCTCGTAGTTGTCGTACTTCTTGCCGTTGACGGTCAATTCATCAGGGGCGAATGACAGGGTGAGCCGAACTGTTGTGAATGCGGGCTGCTCGACACGCTTGTCCCCATCCCAATATGAATCTGCTTTGACTTTGTGGGCACGAATGCCGACCTTGGCGATACCGTCAATACCACGCCCCTTGACGTGGATGCGGATCACATTGTCATTGTTCTCAAGTTCGGTGATGTTCATTGGGAGGGTCCTATACTAGTGGGAGGGTATTTAGCGGGTCGCTAGCGTCTGTCTGTCGCTGTCCTAGCCTGGCCTGCTGATCAATACCGTACCAACTACGTACGCAATACGTCAACCCCAATTCTGAAACGGCGCACAACCAGCATGTTCACCACGTACGCCGCACATTTACTACTGCATACCAACTACGCATTTACTGCGCATCCACACGCATGGCTAGGCGCCACCCATAGGCACTAGCGCGCACAGGTAGGCGCATTCACCCACGCCCTACCCATTCAACCCATGTAGGGCCATTCAGCCCCTAAACATTCACACCCTCACCTTTAAGCGTTACCCACCCACACACATACACGTGAGCTATGTGTAACCGCACCAATGAGCAACCACCCCGATATGTGTAACCCACCCCAAAACACCAATGTTTGCACGCTAACTTTGCATAAACACAGGTCAAGCCAAGAATCACCCAAGATTTTATATCGGATTCTTGACCCAATGAGCTAACACCTGGTGCGGCAATACTTCGTGGATGTCTGAGTTATTAGCGCTGGTCAGGGCATGAATTAAGTAGGTATGCACCCCCTGGGGGGTGGCTCAAAATTCCTGCTCAGCACACGCCTACCTCGGCCAGCGTTTCCTCTCTCTCTGGACTTTTAGGCCGAAGAAAACTGAATAACGACTGTCAATCAATACCGAACCTTGGGGGGGTTTCGTGGGGGATTCTCGCTGCTCAGAAGTGGAATGCGATAGAAAAGTCATTGCAAGGGGATTCTGCAACTCTCACTATCGTTCGTGGCACCGCTCACGGAATAGCTTCGATATCGATTGCCTGTCTTGCGGTGCGCAGGCTGTCGTCAACCGGGCGGGCCAGAAATTCTGCTCGGTTGAATGTGCGGGTCGCCACAACGGTGCGAAGGCTCGGGAAGTCGCAGCATTGGTTCATCAGAGGAGGCGGAAGGCTGCGCTCGCGCAGCGTTCAATGGTGGTGTTGTATACGGGGCCGCGCACGATGCACGGTCCTGTAATACACGTCCGCACCGAACGACGACTAACCAGTGGGCAATGCCGGGTATGTCGCGAGTGGTTCGTTGATCTGCATATGGGCATTACCTGCTCAGACGACTGTCGCGAGATTCATCGAGCGTCGGTGAAGCGAGTTCAGAAGTCGCGGCGCAGGGCAGTGAAGCGCAACGCGTATGTCGAGGACGTTTCGCCCAAGCGTGTTTTTGAACGAGATGGCTATCGCTGCCATATATGCCGCAAGAAAGTTCGGACTGATGTGGTGGTTCCTCACCCTCGTGCGGCAACTGTGGATCATTTGATCCCCTTGGCTTGCGGCGGAACACATGAAATGGCGAATTGCCGAACTGCCTGCTTTCTCTGCAACGCGGTCAAAGGTGATCGGGGCGGTGGGGAGCAACTGATGCTTGTCGGATAGGGGTATTTGTGGTCATCGAGGGTGAGTTCGGCGATAACGCGTTGCCGTTTGGGCTTTCTGACGCGGGAACTGAGTTGTGGACTGGGGTTACGTCGGGCCGGGAGCTTGATGCGCCGTCCAAGGTGTTGCTTTTGAACGCGTGCCGTATCGCTGATCGGCTTGATGATTTGGTGGAGACGATTGGTTCCCGGTTGACGGTGGTCAATGATCAGGGGACGGAGACGATTAACCCGCTTATCTCTGAGCATCGTCAGCAGTATGCGACTTTGGCTGCGATTTTGTCGAAAATGGGTCTTGGGGAACTTCCTAAGTCGAAGTCCGGGCCGTCTAAGTGGGATGAGTTGGCGATGCGTCGCCAGAATCGGAATGCGCCGCCGAAATTGAAGGCTGCTTAGTGCCGGGAATGATGCGTTGGACGTGCAGCCGGGGTTGTTGCACGCGGGGGAGTCGTCGTAGGGAACTTCGCCAATGGCGTCGTGATGTGTTTGACGAGATTCAGCCGGATTACGGCGTGGAGTACGAGTTTTTCAGGCAACGGGCTGATGCCGGTTTGCCTTTATTGGGGGGCGCTTCCCTCCAGTTGTAGGGGGGATTTTGACGACGGCGGAAGTGGATGTTTGGGAGCCGCTTACTGACACGACGAGTGTCTATCCGAATCTGATTGGCTCGCAGGAGCCGCGTCTGTCGAATTACCCGACGTTCTTTACGTCGATGGCCGATGACGGCATGGATTTCATTGAGACGTTCGGGTATCGGCTGTTGCCGTGGCAAGAGGCGTTGTTTCGGGCGTCGCTCGGTCAAACAAAAGAGAACCTATGGTCGGCGCGCCAGGTAGCTCTCATTGTGACCAGGCAGCAGGGGAAAACTGAGCTGCTTGAGGCGCGGGAAATGTTCGGCTTGTTCGAGCTGAATGAGCGCATTTTCCATACCTCGCAGCAGGCCAAGACTAATACGCAGGCGTGGCAAGCGCTCACGTCCAAGATTGATTCGTATCCCGACCTTGAGGAAATGTGTCTGCCGCACAAGAACGGCGGCGAGGAAGTTTCCATTCGTCGGCGCGGGCGCGGTAACGGGTTTATTCGCTATATCGCGCGGTCACCGAACTCGGGCCGTGGATTCCGTGACATCGATTTGGTGATGTGTGACGAGGCGTATGCCTTGTCGCCTGCCGAGTGGGCCGCTTTGGGGCCGACGCAGCGTGCGAATGCGAATCCGCAGACGTGGTTCACGTCGTCGGCGGGCACTGATCAGTCGGAGATGTTGTCCAAGGTCCGTGACGCGGGTGTGGCGCAGGTCGATCCGGCCTTGTTGTTCGCGGAATGGTCGCTGGCTGAGGGTTCGGACCCGTCTGACCGGTCGTTGTGGCCGATTGCGCAGCCGTCTCTTGGTGCGCCGTTCTGCACGGTCCGGAACTTGGAGTCTGAGTTCACGACGATGACGTTCGCGGAGTTTGCGCGCGAGCACATGGGCATGTGGGATGACCCGCGCGTCAACTCGGTGATCCCGATGGATTCCTGGGATGAGTGCAAGGTCCCTGATTTGCCGGATGGTTCGCAGCCGGTCGTGGATATGGACTGGACTGTCGCGTCGGTTGATGTGGCCCCAGATCGCGCCTGGGCGTCTATTGCGGTTGCGGGTAAGCGTCCGGATGGTAGGGCGCATATCGAGGTTGTGCGGGCCGATCAGGGCGTGAATTGGATTGTGCCGACGATGCAGCGGTTGATTGCGTCATCGACTCCGCCGCGCGCTGTGGCGGTTCAGGCTGGTGCGCAGGCTGGCGCGTTCGGCGCGGAGCTTGAGCAGGTCGGTTTCAAGGTCTACATGCTCTCACCGCAGGAGGTTGCGGCGGCTACGGCGAAGTTCCATGACGACATTGTGTCTGGGCAGTTGACGCATTTGGACGACGAGGCACTTATTCGGGGTTTGTCCGGGGCGACGAAATACCCAATCGGAAAGATTGAGCACGGCGGTTGGGGCTGGCTGCGTAAAGGAACGTCAGTCGATATTACGGGGATTGTCGCATGTTCATATGCGAACAGGATTTTGACTTTGGAATCGGCAGAGGAAACTTTGACGAAGAAGAAGCGGTACAGGATGGCGTAAATGGCGATTGAACTGCCTTCTGCGATTTCACACAATGAGGTCCGGAAGTACGTTTCTGATGTCGTGTGGCCGGAGTTCATTCACCGGCGTATGAAGTTGGACAAGATTGCGAACTGGGCTCGTGGCGCGCAGCCGGATTATCTGATTGCGCCTGCGAACAAGGAGAAGCGCGCGCTGTTGAAGCTCGCGAAGACGCCGTGGCTCGGGCTGGTGGTGACGACGTTCACCCAGTGCTTGTTCGTGGATGGCTACCGGGCCGAGGGCGAGAAGTTGAACGCGCCGGGGCAGTGGCAGACGTGGAACGCCAACAACATGGCGAAGCAGCAGATCGGTATCCACCGTGCGGCGTTGACGTACGGGTATTCGTACGCGCGTGCGCTGCCGGGTGTGGCGTTGGACGGCGCGAATCAGGCGACGTTGGCGGGGCTGTCGCCGCGATCCTTGTTGGCGCTCTACGAGAATCCGGTGTCGGATGAGTATCCGCGCTATGCGCTGGAGTTGATGCACAACGGGTCGGCGGTGCGGTTCTACACGGACCACTACTACTACGACCTTCCGATGCCTACCAGCGGTGAGTTTCCGGTTGATCCGGAGCCGGTCTATCACGGCGTCGGGGTGTGTCCGTTCGTGCGGTACGTGAATATGATGGATCTCGACGGCTTCACGATGGGTGAGGTCGAGTATCTGATTCCGGCTGCGGCGAAGATCGACAAGACGGACTTTGACCGGCTGCTCGCACAGCATTACAACTCGTGGAAGGTCAAGGTAGCCACGGGTATTGACGAGCTGGATGCGGAGTCAACGCCGGAAGAGGCGCAGCAGGCCAAGTTCAAGCTGGCTCAGGACGACATTCTCATGCACGGTAATCATGAGGCGAAGTTCTACACGCTTCCGGAGACCGCGTTGGACGGCTTCATTGCGTCTCATGAGCAGGACGTGGAATCGCTCGCAAGCAATGCGCAGCTTCCGTCCTACCTACTTACCGGCAAGCTCGCGAATCTGTCCGCAGATGCGCTTACGGCGGCAACGAAGGGCACCACACAGAAGCTCTATGAGCGTCAGGTGACCTTCGGGTCTGCGCACAACCAGTTGATGCGGTTGGCTGCGCACGTCGAGGGCGACGCGGCGGCGGCTCGGGACTTCACGGCGTCAGTGTCGTGGCAGGACACGCAGATTCGTTCGTTGGCGCAGGCTGTTGATGCGTACGGCAAGGCCGCGCAGATGCTTGGTATGCCCAAGCAGTTCTTGTGGTCTCTCATTCCGGGTATCACGCAGTCGGACGTTGAGGCGATGGAGAAGCATTTCCACGACGACGATCCGGTGACTAAGACATTGCTGTATTGGAACAACGGTCCGGGCCAGGACCCCAATCAGCAGAAGCAGCAAGGGGTTCCGGGTAACGACGGGCTCCGCGCTGCGGCATAACTAAACATGGGGGGTTCTGTGAGTGGCAACCGAGCAGAAGCCTAAGGAACCGAAAGCGATTCCGGCTCTTGCGGAATGGTATGCGTCACAGCATGCCGACGAGCAGGATTCTATCGCTGATCAGGTCGCGGCCGGGTTGGGAATCCTTTGGGCCATCCTGCAATTCAATGATCTGGACAAGACCACGGCATCGTGGCTGCACGCTACCACGCTTGAAATTGAGAAGGGCTACGAAGCAAGTAGTCAGGCGGCGTTCGAGTACGTGCAAGCTGCGAAGTGGTCTGTCCAGCCAGAGGCGCCACCGCTGGAGAAGCTGAATGTTTCTCTGCCGGTGGCGGATACGCAGTTGAAGATGCGGGTCACTGGTCCAATTGAGGTGAAACGCAAGATGCCTGCGCCGGAGCCGGACGCGATGGCTGCGGGCGAGAAGGCATCTACGGGTGCTGGTGTCACTGCGGCTGTGGACGGTGCGCGTGAGCAGGTCCTTGCGCAGGTGCAGGCCGAGTATCAGCGGGCCGTCAAGAATGAGGCGAAAGCCTTGGCGCAGAACCCAGTTCGTGACCGGCAGTGGGCGACTCTCCAGAAGTGGGAGGCCGAGCTTGCCGAGCTGCGGGCCAAGGGTGTGCCGGAGACTTCCGGGCGTGTGCGTCGGCTCAATGAGCTGATTGCGCCGGTCAAGGAATCTCTGGGGGACTACACGCCGTCCGGCACTGCGGCGGCGGAGGTCCCGAAGTCGTCCAAGCGGGCGAAACAGGAGAAGCGTCCGGAGTCGCCACAGGGTCGCAAGGCGGCTATCGGGTATGCGCGGGTCACGGATAACGATCCGTGTTACTTCTGCGCTGTGTTGGCCTCGCAAGGGGCCGTCTATTACAGCGAGGACTCGTTTGACCGCTCGAATTCGTTGATTCGCGAGGTTAAGTGGACAAGTAATAGCGATAAGGGTACGCGGCGCGCGTTCCTTGGTGATGGACCGGCGAAGGTGCACGACAATTGTCGTTGCACGTTGCGTCCTGTTTACCGGGAAGCGGATAAGTACGACAAGCGTGCTAAGTACTTCTTGGATCAGTGGGACAAGATCACGGACGGTTTGAGTGGCAAGGAAGCCATGAATCGATTCCGTGCCGAGTATGTTCCACCTCCACCTTACAGCGCAGATGTGCTGGATTTGAAAGAGCGCAAGCGCATTGTCGCTGACGTTCGTCATAACCGTGAGGCTTTGATGTCGCGCGGGTTTGCGGCCAGTTCGCCGCAGGTCAAGTTTCTTGACCGTTCTATTCGGAAACTAGAAGCAATCTAGGTGCGCGGGACAGTCAACGCGCGATTTATTGGCTGGTTAGATAAGGAAGATAGTAGTAAATGCCTGAAATTGTGACTCCAGAAGTTGATTCCAACACGTCGGTTGATAATCCGGGTAACGGCGGTCCGGTGGATACGAACGATTCGCTAAAGGATGACGAGGATAGTTTCAAGCCTATTGTGCTTGATTCGCAGGATGCTGTGAATGCATTCATGCAGAAGCGTATTTCTCGTGTTGAGAAGAAGTACGAGGGATTCGAGGACTTCAAGGCTAAGGCTTCCCAGTTCGATCAACTGGAGGCTGAAAAGGGTTCTGACATCGAGAAGTTGACCCGGCGTGCCGATAAGGCTGAGAAGGAGCGTGATGCGCTCCAGGACAAGGTTACGAAGGCTGAGCGTGCGGAACTTGTGCGCGATATCGCTGACGAGCTTGGTCTGCCTAAGAAGTTGATTGGCCGTGTGCGCGGTGATTCCGAGGACGATATTCGGGCGGATATTGCAGATCTTCTTGAAAGTGTGCCGTCGCCAAAGACGGACAGTGATTCAAAGGATAAGAAGGATGCCGGTGACGGCCCGCCTTCTGGTGCTCCAAAGTCGAAGTTGAAGTTCGCCGCTACGGGGGATGAGACGGATGCTTTGAATGTGAGCGCCGATGACGTTTTGAAGCGTGTTCCACGCGGCGGCGGCGTCTAACAATACAGCCGCTGTTTAACAACTAAATATTGAAAGTGGGGGGTTTTGTCTCACATTTTTGTGAAGCCCGAGCTTGTTGCCGAGATTGGTATCAAGCAGCTCCAGCGTGAAATTGTTTTGCCTGGACTTGTTTGGACGAATCCGCTGACGAATTTCGGTGGTTCTAAGAACGACACGATTACGGTCCGCATTCAGGCCATCACGACCGCTAATCGTCGTGATCTGCGCTCGACTGATCGTTCGGTGGTCGCGTCGGATCTGGTCGAGCATTCAATTGCCGTGACGCTGGATAAGCACATTTACGCGGCATTGAAGTTCACGGATGAGCAGCGCACGTTGGACATCTATGACTACACCGAGCAGGTTATTAAGCCGCAGGTTTCTGCTGTTGCTTACGAGCTTGAGGACTACATCGCTGAGTTGATTGAGAGCGCTCCTTACGAGGAGACGTTGCTGATTGACCCTGCGGATACGGTTCCGGCGTTCATTTCTGCCGACCAGCGGTTGGGCGAGAATTTCGTTCCGCAGAACGACCGCGTGTTGGTGGTTGGTTCGTCTGTGGCCGCTGCTTTGGCGAAGGATCACCAGTTCCGTCACGCCGATTGGTCCGGAGACCAGGCGAACACGGCTCTGCGTGACGCTCACGTGGGCCGCTTGGCCGGTATGGACGTGATCAAGTCGTTGGCCATCGCTCCTGACAAGGCGTATGTGTGGCATCGCACGGCATTCATCTTGGCGACTCGTGCGCCTGTGGTGCCTGAGGGTGCTCGCGCGGGTGCGTCTTACGCGGTCGGTGGTACGGCTCTGCGCTGGCTTGCCGATTACGACTACTCGCAGTTGGGTGACCGTACGTTGCTCGATGTGTTCGCGGGTCGTCAGCACGTTTTGGACCCGAACCGTGGATTCATTCGTGCCGTGGAGCTACAGCTTACGACGGACGGAATCAAGGTTGCCGGTGGCGATTTCGCGCTGTTGACCACCACGGGTACGCGTCAGTTGAAGGTCCGTGACAACAACGGCACCGACGTTACGGCGCGTTCTACGTTCACCTCTGCCACTCCTGCCAAGGCCACGGTTTCTGCCGGAGGCTTGGTGACGGGTGTGTCTGCGGGTACGTCTGTGATCACGGCGTCTTACGTTCCACCGCAGGGTGGCGCAGCCAAGACGGCAACCGTGACGGTGTCGGTGCCGTAGGCGGTGCTCTGATGGCGGGTTTGTTGGCGTCTATTGACGATCTACAGACCCTCATGCAGACGGAGTTCTCCGGTGAGGCTCGGGAGCAAGCTGAGCTTGTTCTGAGCATTGTGTCCAGTTGGGCACGGGTGGTGTCCGGTCAGTCTTGGCCGGACGCCCCCACCGGGGTTCCGGATGATGTGAGGGCGGTCGTGCTGGCCGCGTCCCGCCGTGAGTTGCGGAATCCGGACCGGGTGATTACCCGGCAGATGGGTCCGTTCAATGTCACCTACAGCGCGCCTCCGGACGGGTTCTTTTACCCGGCTGAGTTGGCAATCCTTAAGCGTTTCAAGCGTAGTGGGGGATTGCGCACGGTGGCCACGACTCGCGGCGATATGCCATGCATTGGCACGGCGTTTCTCCAGTACGGCAATGGTGACGTGTTGTTCCCGGCGTTCAGCGCGTTTGAGCCTGGGTATGACGAAGCGATCCACGTATGTTGACGGAGAAGGTAACCGTATTCCGGGGTGGTACAGACAAATACGGGAATCCGAATAAGACGGCGCATGGGATTGTGGACGGGGTTTTCGCGTGGGGTGGCTCGCGCGGTAACGGTGCACGGTTCACGCAGTCGAATGACCGGCGTGAGGCGGCTGCGATCAACGCGGACTTCTATGTTGCGCGGGGATCTGATTTGCGTGCGCGTGATCGGTTGAAGCGTGCGAACGGCGAGGAGTACGCCGTTGTGGGACATGCCTTGTGGGACCAGCAGCATCCGATGGACGGGTTTGATTTCGGGTGGATGGTGTTCAATTTGGAGTCGCTCAATGGTTGACAAGTTTCCATTGTTCGATATCGATGTTCCGCGTCCGAATAAGGCTTTGGCACAGATACTTTCGTCTGCGCCGGGTTTGAACGCTGTCTTGATGAAGACTGGCCAAGAGGTTGTGACGCGCTATCAGGCTCACGTTGCGAAGAAGACCGGAAGGTTGGCGGGGTCCGCTCTGACGCATGTCGTCATGGGCGGGAACAAGAAGCGTGACCGCATGGTCGGCAAGGTGACCGTGGGTGGTCAGGCCGCGTTGTCTGATTGGAAGGGCCAGCCGTTCTCGTACGGTCCGATGCATGAGTTTGGCTCTCGTACAAGGAAGATCGAGTTTCCGGCTGCGGATGACCTTGCGGAGGTTATGAAGTCGATGTACGAGGGGGTGCGGTAGTGGCTATTGCATTGCCGCAGTGGTTCCAGCACAACTTTGTGAACGTCGAGAACTTGATGATCGACATTTTCACGAAGGTGTTGCCGGACGTTGAGTCCGGGTGCTGGACGCCTGATGGCTGGCTGGATGAGCAGCTACCCAACGAGGTCGATCCGATGTTGTGGTTCGTGCGTCTGCCTGGCGGGCATGTGGATTGGGACCGTCACCGGGACCAGAGCCTCGTGCAGGTAAGTGCTGTCACGGGCAGCCGTGATGACTCGTGGGATGTGATGTCGGTTGTGCGTTCGGTGCTTCTGCCGATGCAGGGCTTCAAGTTCACGATGGCTGACGGGTTCACTGCGCAGATTCACTGCGCGGGGGAGAAGTCGGGGCCGAATCTGCTGACGCCGGGTCAACAGCTCGATACGCGCGTGGTTACCGCCGTATTCGACGTGGGGGTTGGTTTGCGTTATCGCAACAACTATTTGAAAGAAGTCGCCTTGCTTTAGGCGGCAATTAATAACTTAATACAGGAAGCACAACTAAATATGGTGGATTTTTACACGTTGAAGGATGCGCAGGCCGATCTTGCTATTGCGCCTCTCAACTTGACGGTGCTGCTTGCGCCCTATTCTGTTGCTCCAGCATTGACGTTGGAATCGCCTACGGATGGATCTCTGGCTGTGCCTGCGGGCTACAAGTCGGTTGGCCATTTCGAGAAGAAGGCCGGTCTTACGCTCGGCAATGAGTTCGATTCCAAGGACATTGAGGCATACGGCGAGCCCGAGCCGATTCGTACCATTATCAATAAGCGTACGACGACGTTCGAGTTCTCGATGTTCCAGAACCAGCGCAATGTGCTGGAGCTGATCTGGACGCAGGACTTCTCGGATATCCAGCCATCTGAGTTCGGTGGTGTCGTTCTTGAGGCCCCCAAGGTGCCTAAGAACATCTACTACCGCGCAATTCTGGTCGGTTTGGATGATCGTAACGACCGTGAGGTCTGGACGTACTGGCTGATGCCCAAGGTGAAGCTGGACAAGATCGATAACCAGACGCTCAATGACGACAACGTGATTGAGTACAAGCCAACGATGAAGGCTTTCCGTGATGATACGGTGGGCTATTCGGTGGCGCAGGGATTCGCCGGTCCGGGTTGGCGCGACATTGTTGCGACGGCTGGTTTCGGTACGGCCTTGACGGCGATCGATGCTACTCCGGCTACGGCCTCGTTGACTGTTGCCTCTGGTGCTTCGCACACGGTGCAGTTGCTTGTGGAGGGCGACAACGGAATCAATTACACGCCGGACGTTACGTTTACGTCGTCTGCGCCTGCGATTGCTTCTGTTTCGGCTTCTGGCTTGGTGACGGGTGTGGCTGCCGGTTCGGCGACGATTACGGCGAAGAAGGGTGCGACGTTGACGGATACGGTCAGCGTCACCGTTACTTAGTAACGAATTTGGGGAATGAGGGGGGTAACTTTCGGGTTACTCCCCTCTCCCTTTCGTATTTAAATCTTGAAATAGGGGGAAACACTTATGGCACGTGTCAGTGCTGCTACGAAGGTTATCGAGGACGCTGTTAGCGATTTCTTCGCCGAGCTTGTTGGTGAGGTGCGCGTCCCAGAACCGTTGGAGGTCGCTCCGGGCATTGTCTTGACTTGCCCAACTAAGGCGCAGGTGAGCGCGTTGACGAAGGTTTCGACGGAGGAAGAGGCTCAGAAGCTCATCTTCGGGGATGCCTACGAGGACGCTATGAAGCTGTTTGATCCGCATCCGGTTCAGGTGTGGAACAAGTTCATGGAGAAGTACAACGAGCATTTCTTCGGGGATAAGTCCTCGGGAAAATAAGGCAGGTCGCAGAACTGGTCGGACGGTATTGGCGCGCGATTGAATGGGATTTCCAAACAATCGGCGTCAATGCCTTGGACTATTTTGCGGCTCCTTGTCGATGTGCACAGTGCCGTGGCTCGAATGAGTTTCATTCGAGGTTTGCGTCTCGTCGCGACTGGGGGCAGTTCCTACGTTATTACGAAACGTTTGCGTCTATTCGTGGATCGTTTATTCAGTCGGAGATTCTGAATGATCCTGATGTTATTGAGGTGCAGGTGAATGCTCCGGATGATGAGTGGACGCCGGGATTGCCGCCGTTGTTTGGTTGGTCTCAATTGGTTGATGCGGTGACTAATGTTGCTGATCAGTTGATTGCGTCGCGGGCTACGTCGGACAAGATCAAGTTTTATCCGCGCCCGGAGATTCCGGCAGAGCGTGAACGTAAGAAGCGGAAGGCTAAGAAGCAGGAAAGCGGCCTTGAGGCTGCTCTTGCGCGCGGTATGGATTTGGCGCGCGAACAGGGTATTGACACGGGTCAGTGGACGTACCTCTAACAACTTAATATTGAGGGGGCACGGTGGCTAGCGAATTTATTGCCGCCCAGGCATCGGTGCTTTTGGTTCCGAGCGTTAAGGGCTTCCGGAACCGTTTGAAGGCACAGCTAGCGACGGTGAATGAGTCCGTCAAGATCGAGGTCGAGGCTCAGACTTCCAAGGCTCTTGCGGAAATTGCGGCGGCTAAGGAATTGGCCGAGCGTGATCCTATCCGGCTGAATGTCGATACCAAGGGTATTACCGAGATTCGCCATAAGTACGAGGATCTGCGCGGGAAGTTCCGCAAGGGCTTGGTTGTCAATATCGCTGTTGTCGGCGCGGCGCAGCTCACGCAGCTCGGGCCAGCGTTGGCGGCTCTCAATCAGTCGGTTGTGGCGTTGTCGCAGTCGTCTGCATTGTTGCCGGGAATCTTGTCCGGCGTTGCGTCGAGTTTCGGGACGTTGGCTGTCGGGTCGCGTGGCGTCAAGGATGCGTTCAAAGCTGTTGCGGCAGCGCAGAAGGACTCTGCCGATGCTGCCCGTAGGCAGCGTGACGCGAACCGCGCGGTGACTGATGCTACGCGGGACCTGAGTCGTGCGACGAAGGATGCGAAGCGGAACCTTGAGGATCTGAACGACCAGTTGCGTTCTGCGCCTTTGGATGAGGCCGAGGCTGTCCTGAATTTGCAGGAGGCTCGGAATGAGGCTGCGCAGGCGTTCGGTAAGACGGCGTTGCAGCAGCAGCGTGACGCGCTGAATGTACAGAAGGCTGAGGAAGCTCTTGCGTCTACTCGCCGTCGCGGTGCTCGTCTCGTTGATGATGTTGCAGAGGCGAACCGAAAGGGCGTGCAGGGCGCTGATGCGGTTGTAGCGGCTACTGAGCGTCTTGCGAAGGCGCAGGAGGACGCGGCGCGGGGTTCGTCGGCTATGGCCGATCTTGCGCAGGCGATGGCCAAGCTATCGCCCCACGCGCAGGATTTCGTGCAGCGTGTCACGTCGCTCCAGGGCGCGTGGGACGGGTTGCGCGGGGCCGTGCAGGATCGCCTATTCGCGAATCTTGGTGCGGACATTCAGGGGTTGGCCGGTACTAGCCTGCCGATGCTTGAGCGCGGGATGACCGGTATCGCAGGCGCGATCAACGGGAACCTGCGGACGGCCATTGCCGAGCTTGGTAGCGGCGGCAATCAGTCGATGATCGAGCACATTTTCGGCAATACCGCTGATGCGCAGGCGATGCTTGACCGCGCTATCGGGCCGATGCTGGATGCGTTCTTGCGTCTGTCATCGGTGGGTAGCAACTACCTGCCACGTATGGCCGATGGGTTCGGCGATGTCATACGCCGGTTCGACACGTTCATCTCCAAGGCTGAGGCCGATGGCTCGTTGGACAAGTGGATCAACGCCGGTATCGATGCGCTCAAGAATCTTGGCAATTCGCTGATCAACATCGGGTCGATTCTGAACAGCATTTCCGAGGCGTTCACCGGCAGCGGCGGTAAGGGCTTCTTGCAGGTCTTGGCCGAGGGCACGAAGCGTCTGGCTGATTTCTTGAAGGGTGCTGAGGGGCAACAGAAGTTGCGCCAGTTCTTCTATGAGGCGCGAGCCGAGTTGTCGAACTGGAAGCCGATGCTGCGGGAGCTTCCGGGCATCATCCGTAACGTAGCGAACGCCGGTCAGGCGTGGGCGAATATGTTGCTTCCATTCTTGCGTACTACTGCTGAGTTGTTGCGGGCGCATCCGGGCTTGGTGCAAACGATTCTGTTTGCGTACCTGGGATGGCGCACGATCAGTCCGATTGTCAAGGGAATTGGGGCTGCGCTCGACGGAATGAAGGTCGCGCTGGGCGGCGTGTCCGCAGCCTTTGGTGGCGGCAACACAGGAGTCAACGGCAAGGCGAGTGCTTTCAGTTCGTTGATGGGTGTTGGTGGACCTATCGCTGTGGGTGTGGCTGCGGTCGCGTCGCTGCTGGCTTACCAGTATGTGAATGCGCAGCAAGAAGCTGCCGAGGCTACGCAGTATCACGCCAACATGGTTGCGCAGTTGCGCAACGAAATGGACGGTCTGTCAGGGTCATTGACGCAGAAGGGCTTGCTTGACAAGCTGAATCGTGCTGCCGGTTTCGTTGACAACAACGAGACGAACGCGAAGCCGCGCGATCTGCCGGGGCTGGCGGAGTCGCAGTTCGGTGTCTCGCGCGATCAGTTCGGTCAGGCTTTGGTGCCGTCGAATCAGGCTGCGCGCGACGAGGTTGTCAGCAAGGCGCGTGAGGCGATCCTTGCCGAGCTGAACTCGAAGTCCACGAAGGAACTTGTTGGCGAGTTCGATGCGAGCTTCCTCGACACTAACCGTACGCTGCCAGATGGCGATCCGCGAAAGATCACGAATGAGGTGCTAGCGCGGGCACTTACGGGTGATTCCAAGGCGCGTGAGCAGTTTGAGAATGCGCGCATGCCGTTCTCGCTTAGTGATGTGCTTTACGGGTACAACAATCCGCTGGATTGGGTTCCGTTTGCCGAGGGCGATACGCCTGGCCTGTCCGAGAAGGCTCGGGCCGGTGCGAATATCAGCCGATTCATTACGGACGACACGAATCACGCCAATCAGGTTGGCGCTGAGACGCGTGCCAATAATCAGGCTGTCGCCGGTCGTGCTCGGTTCAAGCCTGGTGTGGGTAATCCGTTTGCGGCGCTGGGTAATCCGCAGCCGTACTGGGAGCCTGGTGGCCAGGGCAAGGCCGGTATCCGCGTTAACGCGCTGCTGCGCGATATGCAGAAGGACCAGCCTGGTCTAGTTGAGGCTATCCGTAAGAACGGTGGCCAGTTTGAGGAACTGGTGGACGGCACGGTCATCCATCTTGATCCTGACCGGGCCAAGCTCTATCTGGATTCATACGCAGACGGCGGCATGTTCAGCGGTGCTGGTACTGGCCGCTCAGATTCGATGATTGCGCGAGTTTCTAACGGAGAGTTCATTACTCGCGCGTCGTCTGTTGCTAAGTATGGCTCAGCGTTCATGCATGCGGTCAATGAGGGCAAGATCGATCGTGATCAACTGCCCGGCTTTGACAAGGGCGGCGAGGTTGGGCCACAGCTGATTACGGCTCCGGTTAAGCCTCGTACGGATTACAAGGTTGTTCCGAACATGCCTCCGGTCGCGCCGCCTGCTCCGGCACCGGCTCCAGCCGCTCCGGCAGCTCCGGCGTTTCCGGATATGCCCGACACGTCGAATCCTGGTCTCTATGACCCGGCGACGGGCAATTACTCGAAGCTACCAAGCGATTTGGGTAACGCTGGCGACACCTCGGGGCAGAACGTTCCGCAGGCGCCAACGGTTGTGCAGACTCCGCAGGGGCCGCAGATTGCGTCTCCTGGCGGCATTAACCCGTTGCAACTTGGTGGCGGGTTGAAGTCGTTGCCGGAGAATTTGAATCCGGTAAGCATCCTGGAGGATATCGGCCAGATCATCTTGCAGGCGATTGCCGGTTTCTTCGGTATCGATCTGTCGTACTTGAACGCTGGCCGTCAGCTCCTTAGCGGGGTCACTGGCCAGTTTGGGGCAGCCGCGAATCCGGAAGCGCAGCAGTTGATGGACCAGGTTCTGTCGCCGCTACCGAACAGCCAGTCAGCTTTCGTTCCGCAAAGTGGGGCGGGTGCAACGGCTTTCGAGCGTGCTTCTGCGATGGCCGATTCGATGCGCGGCAAGCCGTATGTGTGGGGTGGTGGATCACTAGACGGTACGGACTGTTCCGGACTGGTGATGTACGTCGCTGATGCATACGCGGGTCGCCCGTTCTCGGGTCGATCAGGTGGCACGGGCACCGAGGGTGAAACCTTGCGGGCCAAGGGTGCTGTTCTGATTAGCGATCCGTCGCAGGCTCCACCTGGAACGCTGCGCATCGGTTGGAATGCCTCGCATACCGCTGGAACGCTGCCGGATGGGCGCAACTTTGAGGCGTCGAACGAGAACACGCCGATCACGATTGGTTCGGGTGCGGCTGGCTATAGCAGTGGGCAGTTCACGAACTGGGCGTACTTCCCGGTTCCGGCGTACGCGAATGGCGGCTTCTTGTCGGGCGCTGGTACTGGCTCATCGGATTCGATGCTTGCCCGTGTCTCGAATGGTGAGTTCATCACGCGCGCTTCGTCTGTGGCGAAGTACGGGTCGGGGTTCTTCCATGCGCTGAACGAGGGCAAGATTGATCGGGGTTCGCTTCCGGGCTTCGCTGAGGGTGACTTGGTGGGGGTTCCGGTTGCTCCGCCTCCGGCTCCGACGCCTCCGGCTGGGCCTAATCCGGCTCCGGCTCCTGCGGCTCAGTCTGTGGGACCGTTGCCTGCTCCGGCTGAGGCCACGCAGGCTCCGCAGTCGCAGGGCCTACCGACTGACACGGCGACTCAGGCTGTCGGTGACGCGATGTCGAGCATTGGTTCGGCGCTTGGCGGCGGCAGTGCTGGCGGTGGCGCTTCTCCGGGTGCTGAGGCTCCAGAGGGTGCTACGCCTGAGCAGGACCCGCGTTCAATCCTTGGTGCGGCTCCGAAGAATCAGGATCACAATGCGCCTTGGTTGTCGAAGGGCATTCAGGGTGCGGCGTCAACGATTGGGTCTGCTATCGGTTCGGCGATTGGTGCTGCCGGTGCCGCTGGCGGGGCGTTCGCTCCGGGTAGTGGTGCGGCGGCGAGTGCGGCTGCGTCTATGGCGCAGGGTGGCGCTCAGATCGCGGGCCAGGCTGTCAGCGGTGTTGTGAATGTCTTGTCGAGCTTGCTTGTGGGTACGGCTTCTGGGGGTACGACGCAGGGCGCTTATGGCGCTCCTGTGCTGCCGCAGGGTCCTCCGCAGTCGCAGGGTCGCGGGCCGGGAATTGTTAACAACTACGGCGACATTCACACCGCGAACTATGACGAGTTCTACAAGGGACAGCAGCGTCGTGAAGCGCAGCAGCAGGCACCAATCCTGCCGATGCGATAACTAAATACGGATACAGGTAACCCCCTGTTCGGCGTTCGGTTCTGACCGATCACCGGACGGGGGTTTCTTGTAGGAAAGACAACTGAATAAGTGACCGATTACCTGAAAATTGAATTGACGGGTCGGGATGGTTCGCACTGGGTTCTTTCAGGTCCAGGCATGGGGCAGCAAGGGGTAACTCTTAATCCCAACTTGCAGCAGTTCTATGACGCTCCTGTAAAGACGTTGTACGTACCGGGTCCGTTTGGTGAGGAATATGCCGGAAAGCGTGTTCAGCGTCGCGAGATTGTGTTTTCTGTTCAGGCTTGGGACGACGATCCGGATACGTGGCGCACGATTGATTCGGCGTGGCGTTGGGCGTGGGATTACGACGAGGAATCCACGCTCAAGGTAACCACAAACGACGGTACCCGTTTTCTGAATGTGCGGCTTATGGAGGAACCAAAGCCGTATTACGAGAAAGATCCGCATATCACGCGGGACAACCCGATCGTGATGACTGCAACGGCAACGTTCCCGTATTGGCAAGAGGAATCTTCCGAAAGCGTTTGGGACACGCTCCAGACCGCTGATCGCACGGTGTTCCCGGTTCGCAATGACGGCGATGTGCCGGTGTGGCTTCGGTGGGCGTTCACCGCGCCGGGGCTGTGGATCGTGCCGGATTTTTCGTGGGGCAACGATCTGTACTCGCGCGGCCAGGAGGACTTGGGCCGCACGCTCCCTCTGCCTGAGCTACGGGAGAACGAGCACGTATCGGTCGATTCCGATCCGCGCGTACAGACGATTATCGCCGTCAACGGCGCTCCTGTGCAGCATCGCTGGAAGGGCAACGATCTGCTCTACCCGCTGATGCCGGGTAAGGGTGCTGACCTGCCGGTGCAGTTGAAGAACGCTCCGCAGGGCGGGGCGTGCAAGCTCACTGTTCCGCGTTGGTTTTCGCGTCCGTGGTCACGTCCGGGGGCGCGGCTATGACGGCGTGGGCGGACATTCTGGCAGCCAACACGGGTGATCCGTGGAAGGCATTTAAGACTCTTGAGCGCGAGGCCGACGAGGTTCGCGCGCAGCATCACGCATTCCGGCGCGCTAAGCCGCTGATCCGGTTGTGGATGAACGATCCAGACGGCGATGCCGGTCTGGTTTATGTGGGGCGCGTCGATTACGACGACACCATTCGGGGAGCGTTCCCATTCAAGAACAACACGGTTAGTCAGGGTGTTCTTGAGTTGCGTGACGATCATTACCTTGCGGTGTGGTTGAAGCAGTTGCCAAACAATCCGGAACTAAAGAAGAACGTTGTTATCACCGTTGATTTCTACGGTGGTCAGAAACGTTGGTCCGGCTTGTTGGATAAGTGGACGATTAAGTCGAAGGATCATGTCAAGTATTTGGAGGTCACCTTTAATGATGACCTTGCGTTTTTGCAATATTTGCTCTGCCCGCCAAATCCAGCATTGCCAATCCCGGTCCTGCAATTTCCACGCATTTTTGCGCTGGCTGGCCCCGCGAAATGGTGTATCTCTGCTCTAATTTTCATCAATCTATGGCGGGTCCAATCGTCAATTTGGTCACTTCCTGATGATCCGTTCAATTTGGAATCATGGGATGACGCGATTGATTGGTCTGATTGGCAGTGCCATGTGAAGGCATCGCCTTGGTTGTTGGATGATTCGTCGCTGTGGACGTTCCTGTCCTCGCGAATGAATCCGGTCGATTCGGTCATCGCGGATTCGCTTGACGACGCGCAGCTCACACTGACGTACCGGCGCATCCTGACCGATGACGGCGAGACGGCAGACGGGCTGATTGGTGTTCCGGGCGGCAACGTCAAGAACGGTGCGTTGGTGTTCGAGGTCGTTGACAACTCGAATGCGACCGCTCTTGGGGGCACGTTCTTTGAGGGCACGATTCTGGACGGCTTTGTCCGGTCGGTGATGGTGTACGGCGGCGGGTTCGTGGAGGACTCGTTGAACGTCATCAATGACGACCAGACGTTGCAGCCGGACGAGTACTACCGATCTGGCTGGTTGGCGACGATGGCGAAGCAGCCGTGGCTTGTGATCCGTGACAACGAATGGACTCCTATTGAGTCATCGGATTTGTCGTGGGGTCCGGCCAAGAACGTTGCGGTTGTGGTCGGTGGCGACAACCCAGCTGCGGATGCTATCGCGAAGTTGATCATTGAGACAACGGGAAACCTGTTGGGCTGGTTGCTTCTTGGTGGATTCTCTGGTGCGGGTGGTATCGCGGCTGACGTGATCATGCCGTTCATCGTCGGCACTATCGCGGCGTGGCTGCACTGGAAGAACACCGGCAGGGCAACGCAACTCGGTTGGGTTCACTACTGGGAGCTGTATCAGCAGGGCGCTGAGAACAACTCGTGGTCGTTGGCGGCTCTGTCGGCGCTACGAGGCGGGTTCCTTGTTGGTCGCGCTGAGACGGTGCACCTGATGGCGTTGCACGACTCGTGGATCATTCCGGGGCTGCATATCGACATTGGTCAGCGTCTTGGTTCCACGGTTCTGTCCAAGGGTGTCGAGCACATCATCTGGGTTAACCAGTTGGAGGAAATGACGTGCGCTTGGGACAACACGTCGAGCCCCGCGCCTATGTCGTGGGTGTTGAAGGCCGGTAAGTCCGAGCGCGCGCAGTCGATCGGTGAGCGCATGGCTCGCTTGGCGAAAAAGATGAGTGAAGCACTGAACAACGTTGGTGTGCAACTGATTCAGAGCTAATAGGGGGAAAAGTGGCAAAGACTCAGGCTGAGTCGAACATGGAAGATCCTGCGGAGGTTTTCGCGTGGATGTTCACGGCTGGGGTTCCGGACCCTCGCGATAGCGGGGAGGGCAAGTTCCGGAATCAGCCTCTCATTCCACCGGCATGCTTCCCGGCGTTGTCAAAAATGCTGTGGGACTTCGGATGCCGGTTCCATCCGGAATTGCAGACAAAGTGGATCAAGCCGAGCGATGGCGCGTTCCGCAACTTTGAGGTGTGGGAGACCGTTGGGGTCAAGCCGGAGGAAGTGATGCCGGAGGTCGCGGCGATGGCTGCCGATCAGTATCCGGAAATGGCTGCGGGGATTGCGGATATGGACCCGGCTGACCATGAGGCGGCATTGCGTGAGGTTGAGGACAAGTTGCTCTCTGGCCTGTCGCGGCTGATGAAGGCGCGTGAACAGATGGAGAAGTCGGGGGGCTGATAGATGACGATGCCAGATGGGGGGACCGGCCTGACGCCTGGCGCGGGCTGGCTGCACCCCTTCACGGTGAAGAAGGGCATGTCTCAGTTCGAGGGGCGTACGCGACCTTTCGTTGATGACTATTACAAGACGCAGATCCAGGGCTCCGATCCGTGGAAAGCGGCTGCTAACACGTTCTTTCAGAACATTCTCAAGGGGTTCGGTGATCTACAGAACTTCTTGACCCTCGTGGTTAAGGCAGCGACGGGTGCGCCTGGTGGCCTGTTGGAGCTGACGCAGTTCTTCGCAGCTCGTTGGAATGACTTGGCGGATGCGTTCGAGCAGGCTATCGAGTCGATTGCCGGGTTGAAGTGGCTGCGGGACATCCTGACTGGGATCACCGGGGCTTCGGATTCCCAGGTGCAGAGCTGGGTGACGCAGCTATTGACGGCGGCGTCAAATCTGGATGCGGGCAAGGTAATTGGCTTGCTGGCGGCTGCGGTAATCCCAGGCTTGGACGCTTCAAAGATCACCTCGGGGCAGTTCGCGCAGTCGATGGTTGCCGGTCTGACGGGCGTGTTGGCCAACTTAGTAGATGGCCTGACGAAGGTTGGCAATGACCTCGGTTCGGTCATCAAGGGTTTGTTCGATGGCTGGTTTGGCGGTGGTGGTACCGGCAGTCCGCAGGAGGTCCAGTACACCATTCAGGCGATCAAAGATGCTGTCGTCAATGGTTACACCGTTACGACATTCGTCTCATCGCAGGTGAATTGGGCCAAGCCGCAGTGTACCGAGATGGTGGCTGTTCTGATTGGCGGCGGTCAAAATGGTGCGGAAGGGGTGGACGGGCCTCAGGGGCCGGGGGCTCTAGGGGGCTCGCACGGCTCGTACATCGTGCAGCAGCTAGTGGTCGCTGATCTTCCATCGGCACTGGATATCCAAGTCGGCACGGCGGGCAATAGGTCGTACGTGCGGTCCGCGAATGGATCTCACACGGGCACGATCATTGTCGAGTCTGGCCCTCATGGCTCGTTGGGTGGCACGGCCACCACGTTCGGCTATGCGGGAACTGCGTCTCAGCCAGGCAGCGGCGGTTTCGGCGCGGCTGGCGGGAACACCATTGGAGGTCGCGAACCGACGCCTGGTGGTCCCGGTGTGCCAAGTACTGCCGCTGTTGGCGGAAGCGCTGGCACCGCTGGCGTCAATGCTGGTGATGGCGGGGACGGAGGCGCTGGCGGCAATGTCTCTGCTGGCGCGTTGACCAAGTGCGGCGGTGGCGGCGGTGGCGGCGGCGGTCGTGGTGGCGGCGGCGCAGCGTTCCAGAGCGCCGGTAACGGTGGCCGTGGCGGGCCTGGTGGCTATCCGGGCGGCGGTGGCGGTGCCGGTGGCGGTCGTGGTCTGAATGCGACGTACGGCAACGGAAACCAGGGGCCTGGCGGGCCTGGCGCTACGGGTGTCGTGTGGTTGTTCTACAGGTAATCGAGGGGGGATTGATGATTACGGCTGAATTGGTGGCAGAAATGCTGCCGAACTATTGCCCGACGACGAACCACTACAAGTGTTCAGACGGCAAGTATCTGTTGGTCACTAAGCCAACACTCGATTCTGTTGGGACACTGAATAAGACGTTGGGGATGACGGTTCCGGTGGCGGCCTCGCACCTGCCGATAAGCGTAGATGTGTTCGCGTCCAATGCGAATGCGGAGGTTCTGGACAGCGATGGCGATCCGTCCAACGGATTGACGCCGATCGCGCGCCTGGCTGCCGAGAGCCATGAGGCCGCGTTGAAGGAACTCGGATACATGCTGGCGGTGGAGTAGATGGCAGAAGACGTGTACAAGCGGGGCGCGGTCAAGGCTTGCGAGTCAGCGGTTGCGATCAAGCGCGAAGACGGTTCGGGACCTACGTCGTGGGCGGTGATGACCATCGAAAATGGTGGCCATTATGGCTCTTTCGATGAAGTGGCCGAGTGGGGGGATAGGTGAATGAATGGCGTTGAAGAAGTTCGTCAAGGACCCTAACGCGGTACTTGACTACACGCTTGATTGGAGTGCGTGGCTTGCCCCTGGCGACACATTGGTGTCTGCGGTGGCGTCGGCGACGACGGGGTTGATGGTCGATCAGACCGCGAATACCACTGCCGAGGCGACGGTTTGGTTGTCGGGTGGTACTGCGGGGACGACCTATGACGTGACGGTTCATGTGACGACCGCTGGCGGTCGCCAGGATGACCGGACGATTCAGATTCAGTGCAAGGAGTTGTAGTGGAGAACGAGGACAATGTGCAGCTCTTGGTAATTCGGACTTGGGCCGATGCTGAGGTAACGCGCGGCGGGCAGCCGGAGGACTAGCTAGCTCGCCTGCGCTTCTAACAATTGAATAGGGAAAACTGAATATGGCTATTGGAATTTCTGTATCTGGGCTAGCCAACCGAATTCTGGACCATTTGCGTGGTGGTACTGCGTGGACGCAGCCAGCGACCTTGCGTGTGCAGTTGCATACGGGCGATCCTGGCGCGAGCGGAACGGCGAATGTTTCTGCGGTGACGACTCGTTCGCAGGCGACGTATGGGCCTGCCGCTGGCGGTGCTATCGCGTTGACGGGCACGAATCCGTCTTGGTCGATGACCGCGACGGAGGACATCAAGTACATCTCTGTTTGGGATGCGGCTTCGGCGGGTGTGTTCTTGTGGTCGGCACAGTTGGCTGTCGTGAAGAGTGTGCAGGCTGGCGACTCGTTGACGTTGACGAGCTGTGGTCTGTCGCTTGGGCCTTTGGCGGCGTAAATGGCGTTGGGGCTGACGACGATTACGGCGGTCGGCTCTTACACCTACACGTTGCCTCCGGAAGCTAACCGCGTCGATGTGATTGTCATCGGCGGCGGTGGCGGTGGTGGTGGCGGCGATGGTGGTCTGAACACGACCGGCGAGGGCGGCAAAAAGGGGACCTGGCAGACATTGCAGCTTGTTAGGCCCGATGGTGGCGCGTGGGCTGCGGCGACGGTGACGGGCTCGAATGGCGCGGGTGGTAGTGCGGGGCCTAAGGAATCCAGCGGCGGTGCAGGTGGTAACACGACCGCAGTCTTCAACGGATCTACGACGACCGCTGCTGGCGGCGCTGGTGGCGCGGGCGCGTACTCGGGCAACGGTAAGAACACTCCTGGCGAGAGTCCTGGGAATACGACCTTCAACGGTCGCACCTACACGGGCGGTATTGGCGGGTCTACGAACAACGCTGGCACTGCGCCTGGTGGTGGCGGCGGTCCGGGCTCTGGTGGGTTCTTCGGTGGCGGCAATCCGGGTAAGGCTGGTGGCGAAGGCCGCGTGTGGTTCTACGCCTGGTACGAGCCGGTCGCTTGGACGGCTGACACTTCGCTCGCCGTCAGTGTTGGTGCGAATGCTGCGGTGCGTTCAAGTTTCGCGGCTGCGGCGGCGCTGGCCGTTGTGGCAGCGGCGAATGTTGTCGGTTCGCGCGGAATGTCAGCGAGCGCGAATCTGGGCGTGGCCGCGACGCCTTCAACGGGACCGAAGTATCTGGCGAATGCGCAGAGCAATCTAGTGGTAAACGGCGTCTTCACGGGCGCGGTGACGAAGGTACTTAATGGCGTTGTGAGCCTGGCTATTGCGGCTCAAACGTCCGCCGCGGCGACCGAGCACGATGTTGCGGATTCAGCCCTGGATGTGATCATTTCCCCGTCTGCGGGCATGGCGTCGGATCAGGGCTTTGAAGGCTCCTTGGCTGTTGCGGCTGCTATGGCTGCTGCGGCGTCGCTTGGGCAGAACCTTGCTGCGGCGCTGAGTCTTTCGGTGACTCCGAGTGCATCCGTGACATATAGGGGTGGCGTTGATTCCAGCCTGGCCGTGAATGTGTTTCCCGAGGCATCGGCGGCGCGTGATGCTCGCGGGGGAGCGAACCTTGGCTTGTCGGTGGCGACGAGTGTTGACGGTGTTGGTGGTGATACCGGCGATGTCGCACTGGAGGTGTTGGCGCAACTGACGGCCTCTGCGATGGTTGCGCGGCGTGGACGGGCTGACCTGGGGGCGTTATTCACGACGGGCGCGGTACTGGCGGCACTCTGGGAAGCGACAGCCGATCTGGAAGTTGTTGCGGCAACGTATGTCCGCTTTGACAGTCCGCGTGAGATTGTCGATGTTCCATTCGATGACCGCGCGGTGTTTGTGCTGGCGGAAGACCGCTACTTGGTGGTCGGTCCGGATGGCAGGGCAGTGATGGTCCAGTTTCAGGAGCGGGCTGCGCTTGTTGACGGCGAAGTGTTCCGTGTCGAGGTTGCGGGGGAATCTCGTCGTGTTGTCGCCGCTGGAGAGTCGCGTGTATGTGCCGTGCCTCCGGAGATGACTAATAGCACCGTTTAGGGGGGTGTGTTGAATTGTTGAGTATCAATCCGATTATGGACTCTTTGAGTTTGTCAAAGGGTGCGAGTTTGGATATTCCGTCCCATCGGTTGCGTGGTGATTTCCCTGCGGGCACCGAGGCTTCGCTTGTTTTCACTGATTCTGCTGGCGCGGAGTTGGGCAAGTTTGATGGTTCCGTGGATAAGGTTGGTGTCTCATTTCTGGAGGAACCGGCCACAGTCAAGGACATTCGGCATGGTGACAATTTCCAAGTATTTCTGACGTTGCCTGATGGGCGCGTGGAGCTGTATCGGTATGGGACGGTTGTTCGGGATGAGCCGAAGTATCCGCTTGAACGGATTATCGACCCGGAGGATACGGCGAAGCAGTACAAGGCGAATTTCCGTGGTAAGTACATCGGCCCGATGTGGCGTCCAATGGGCGGCACGGGTTCGTTGGAGATTCACGAGCATTCGTTGATTTCGCAGGACCCGTCTATGGGTCCGAAGTATCCGCTGTTCACGTCTGCGGCTGCTCGTTGGTTGTGGCCGATGAATATGGATTCGGTGACCATTGTGGTCAAGGTTCTGAATGTAGGTGCAGGAAAGTTCAACGTTGTTGTCTGCTCGGACTATGCGATGCAAACCTATATGGGCATCCAGTTCGAGACCGGCATTGTAAATAACAAGGTTCACGTTATCACTGGTAAGGGGCCGGTTGCTTGGGATTACCAGGGTTCGCCGGTCGATAACACGACGGCTAATGGTGACGTGTACACGATTAAGTACAACTACCTTGCCAACAAGCTGGCTTGCTATAAGGGCACTTCTCTGTCGCCGCTTATTGAGTGGGCTGATACGGGGAATTTGATTCCTCATGGTGAGGGGTTCCGTTATACGGGTGTGTCGTGGAATACGGCTTTGTTGTCGCCTGGTGTCGAGCCGACTGCCTGGGAAGCCAAGGACGGTGTGTAGTGGGCATATCTGAGCGTATTGACAGGTTCCAGGATGCTATTGCGGACAAGATCGCGGAGAAGGTTGCGGAGCGCATTCCTGGTATCGCGAATCATATTTCAGATTCGATCATTGATGAGTTGGGTGATCTCGCCGAGGGTATTTCCAAGGGGATCATTTCGCAGGTGTCGGGGTCGATTAAGGATTTCATCGATAAGTTGAATCCGTTTAAGCGTATTGGGGGGTAATGGGTTCAAAGGATGACTATGCGCGTGCGATTATCGCGGAAGGTAAGCGCAGGGGGATTTCCCCACTCGGCATTCAGATCGGATTGGCGACTGTTTATGTGGAGTCGGATTTCATCATGTATGCCAATGAAGATGATCCGGAATCGTTGAATTATCCGCATGAGGCGTTGTCTGAGGATGCGAACTCGACTGGATTGTTTCAGCAGCGTGCCCCGTGGTGGGGAACTGTAGCCGACCGCATGGACGCTACTCGCTCTGCCGGTTTGTTCTTTGCGGCACTAGCCAAGCTCGACTACAACAACCCGGCTCGCAGTCCCGGTTCATATGCGCAGGCCGTGCAGAAGTCGGCGTTTCCAGACCGGTATGACAAGCGCTTCAACGACGCCGTTGTTTTGTACAACAGGCTGGAGGCGAGTGTTGTGGTTGATCGGCCAGATTTCAATGAGTATCCGATCTGGTCGGACAACAACCAGAGCCGTGGCGGCGCGAAGGTTGACCTGTTCCTGCTTCATACGCAAGAAGGGGACAGCAATGCCGACCAGTTGGCCCGCTACTGCGGAAACCCGGCTCCAGGCGGCGATCCGAAAAAGGCTGTTTCGTACCACTACACAGTGAGTGAGGACGCCAACGATCACGGGGTAACGGTTGTCGATGTCGTTGACACGGACTACGCGTCGTGGTCGGTAGGGAACGCGAACAACCGGTCAATCAACCTGTGTTTCGCGGGATCTAGGGCTGCGTGGACGCGTCAGGACTGGTTGGCTAAGGCGCCCAAGGCTATTGCGGCTGCGGCGTATCTGGCTGCTCAGGACTGCAAGAAGTATGGAATCAAGCCGTTCGTGATCGTTCCGCCGTATGACGCTGATCCTCCGGGGATTTCAGATCACCGCTACGTGACTGAGCACTTGGGGTGGGGCACGCACACTGACGTTGGAGACGGGTTTCCTTGGGATGTCTTTATCGCTGCCGTGAACAAGTACTCCGGAAACGAGACTGTGACACCAGGATTCATGTACCCATCGACTGAGGTCATGATCCGTGAGATTTGGGAGCAGCTTCGTGGTCCCGAGGCGAAGGGTTGGCCGCAGCTCGGCAGGAACGCCAAGGGGGAGAACCTGTCCTTGGTGGACGCTATCGCAAAGTTGGTGGCGTAATGGCTTGGCGTGGCTACGAATTGGGCATGACTGATCCGAAAGACGTTGACGGGAAAATTGTTCCGGGCGGCATGATCTGGCAGCTTCAGGACAAGCTAAAGCGGAAGTATGCGAGCTACACGGGTGCCGTGGTGGTGTCGGGACGATATGACGGCGCGACGTTTACGGCTGTCGGTGAGTTCCAGAAGCGGGCCGGACTGATCGGCAACGGCGTGAAGCCGGACGAGGTTGGTATCGCGAACTACGCGACGCTGGTTCGGATGGGTGTTGTCACGACGACGCCACCTCGCGCACCGCTGACGATATTCACGGCTGCCGGTACCTGGTCGGATATGTGGACGGGTTTTCAGGCCGATGTTGCGCGGGACCTTGACCGGCGCTACTTCTTCTGGCAGCCCATCTGGTACCCGGCCTCATTTGGTCCGGTTGGTGGTGGGCCTGCCCCGAGCTACGAGGAGTCGGTAGCGCTCGGTGTCGAGGAAGGCATTCGCCTTATCAAGGCGACACCTGGCGAGTTCGCGTTGTGCGGGTACAGCCAGGGTGCTGAGGTAGTTGCCCGGATTCTGATCGAACTGGTCTCAGGGCGGCTCAGGGATCGGCTAAATGACTGCCTGTGGTTCGTTGCGTTCGGTAACCCGGCGCGGCAACCCGGCGTGTGTGTGGGTCGTGATCCTGGCGGCTCGGGTATCTCGGGTATCCGGTTCGCGGTTCCGGCGTCGGTGACGGTGCTGGATTACGCGATTGACGGCGACATGTACTGCACCACTCCGGATGGCACGGAGGGCGGTACGAACATGCGTGCCGTGTACAAGGCGTTGACGAAGATGCAGATCCATGATCCTGGCCGGGACATCATTTCGGCCCTGACGGGCGATCCGTCGCTGATGCGCCAGTTGATCAAGCTGTTCGGCGATCCGATCAAGGGTGGGATCGGTCTGGTTGATGCATTGTTCCGGCTTGCGAAGTTCGCGATCACTGGGGCGCATGGCCGCTACTGGGAGTACGAGGTGTTTCCGGGGGTCACTCCGGTTCGGCACGCGATTGAAACATTGAATGCGGATGCCGCTCGATTGTTGGCGGCGTAGATAAGGGGGCCAGCGTTGTTGGTTTTTGATGAACAGGTTCCGGCCTTGGGCGATGAGTTCGAGGGCGAGGAGGTAACGCTATTGGCGGTCCGTGGCGGGCGTGTCGATAAGCATTTCCGCCGCAACTATTCGTGGGTTAAGCACGCGGCGGATTGCGGGAAGCTCAAGAAGATTCGTGTCGTGGTGGAGATTACGGCGGATTCTTGGGTGCATACCGTTGGCGCTGTTACGTCGGCCTTGTCGGGTCAGCGCCTCCATTCGAGTGGTGAGTTCCGCGTGTTTTCGCCGATGAGCATGTCTGTTTCGGGTACTGCCGAGAAGGTGAATGAGGCGTTGAAGGAATTGGCGCCGGTTCGACAGTCGGTTGCCGAGGTGAAGCCTGCTCCGCGTGCGAATGAGCCGCGCGCGAAGGTTGCATCTGAGAAGAATAAGGAGGGGGCACGTAATGAAGGTGTTCGGGCGTAAGCCGTCAGAGCTACGCAAGACTGCGGTAGTCGTTCTAGGAGCTCTGTTGGTGCTTGTTGCGGCTGTCCCGGTGGGCCTGCCAGCGCAGTTGGCGGGTGTTATCGGCGCGGTTGGTTTGGCCGCTAAGGCGCTGCATTTGTATTTGACGACTCCAAGTGTCGCTGACTTGATCGACTCTACGGACAATTTGGAGTAGGGGCGATTGGTGGAAGCGGGTTGGGCGAACCTCCTGGCAGAGCATTGGCCGTCAATGACTTTGGTGGCTGTGCTGCTATTCGGGGTGTATATCTGTGTCCGCTTTCTGGCGTTGACTTCCGAGTCTTTTAGCAGGGCGCTGGGTCCGATTGGGAAATTCATTCGGACCCGGCGCGCGCTATCTAAGGCTGAGGCCGACCTCTTGCGGGGGCAAGTGCTTGCGTTGGATGGCCGAGTCAGGTCGTTGTTGTATCGAGATGAATGTTATTTCGCGTACATGCTGGCCGACCAGGAATGGCACCATCGGCAGGAATTGCTTGCCGCTGCTCAGGGCTGGGCGCTTGAGCGTCATATGCCTTTCCTTGAGTTCCGCGATAAGTGGATGCGCGAACGCGGACTAGAGAAGGAAATTGAGCTTTGGAGGTAACTATCTATTCACCGGATGCCGCATGTCAGGCGTGCCGGATGACGAAGAATCGGCTGGACAAGAACGGCGTTCAATATTCGAGCGTTGTTGCTAGTGCTGGGCAGATTGCGTCGTTTAAGGCTGACGGGCATTTGAGCTTCCCGGTGGTGGTGGTGGATTGTGGCGATGGCGCTACGTGGACGTGGGCTGGTTTTCGGCCTGACCATATGGCGCGGCTGTCGGAATTGGTACGGAAGGATTCGCCGGTAGCGGCGTAGTGAGTTTCATTGACTAGAAGGGCACCGTGTGCTCCCCCTTGTTTCCCCTGGGGGTTGAGCGCGCGGTGCCCTTCTTTTGTTGTCTGGAGGACGCCTTGTCAGAGGTGGCAGGTTTGCTACTGCTGTTGTAGTGTGTCGCTGGTCACTCGTGGATGTGCGGGGGCGGTTGAAACCGAGGAGGTGGGGATGGGTGGCGGCGTGATTAAGGCCGATCTTGAGGCGCTAGACAGGCTGGGTAAGCAGATCGACGCCCTGCGGACCGAGATGCGTGGCGATATCGCTGGTGCTGCGGCTTCACCGGGGGCGAGTCCTGCGCTGGTGGCGTTGCAGCAATTGGCGACCGAGACGCTGCCGAACGTGGGGCGCGCCTTCGTGGGGTGGATGGGGGCGTTCAACGATGTGCGGGGCGCGTTCTTGTCGGGTGTGATCGAAACCGAGGAACACGGCGTCGCGGTGATGCGCTCGATTGGCAATATGTCCCGCAACCCGACTCCGTACAGCTAAAGGGGTTTGGGGATGTCGGGGCCAACGAGGTCGATGATCCTTGGGATCGATAAGAACTCCTACCGGCCTCTTTTGGATGCTGTGCACGCGATGGCCACCAAGTACGAGCAGCGGGTCTCCACGTTCAAGGGTTATGTCGATAAGCCTGGTGGCACCGCGTGGGAGGGTCAGACCGCCGAGGCGGGGCAACACAATGTCAACGACGGCTGGAAAGTCACGGCGCGGATTCAGGACATAGACACCAAGTTCCAAACGGTTGCTGGTCTGGCGGTAGATCATACGATTGTGCCCGAGTTGGGTAACTGTCAGACCATGATCGAAAACATTGAAGCTCAACGCAATAAGGGTCTGACCCTCACCGAGGATTTGGAGGTGGGTTATGACCCTCCACCTGGGGTGAGCGAGAAGCAGGCTGCCGAGAACGCGAAGGTCGCGGAGGCCAGGGGCAAGGAGCTTAAGGAGTCGGCGCGCAAATGGTGGGAGGCCGAACAAGAGGTCAAGCGCCTGGCCGAAGGTGCCGCCCGTGACATGGAGAACGAAGTCAACAGTGCCGCAGGCACATTCGACATCGGTAAAGCCGTCAAAGACACCGCACCCGGCAAGCCCGACACCGCGCAGGACTCCAATTACTACAAGGAGCTGTACCCGAAGAAGACCGCTCCGGCCTCGGTTGATCCTGGTGCCGGGACGCTCGGTGACAAGCTGGAACACATCAACAACCCCGGTCTCACCAAACCGGTTGCTGCGCCGGTAGACCCGAATGCTCCGGTCTACGGGCCGCCATCGGTGCAGAAGCTCGATCCAAACAGCCCCGAGGGCAAAGCCGCGATCGACAAGATGCGTGTCATCTTGTCTCCGGGCCGTACGCCAGCCGAAGTCGAAGACATCATCAATCGGGCCAAGAACTATGACCCCAACAAGCAGCTACCACCACCGAAGGCGCCAGAGGGCAACCCAACGCCGCATCGGCAATCCGGTGGCGAAGCGTTCGCCGAGTCGTGGGATCAAGCTGGCCGCGCCAAGGATGACCTGTTGGGCATTAACGGTGGCGACCACGCGAAAGAGGCGTGGAAGGGCGTCGCTAAAGGGCTATGGGATGTCGTCAACCCCGATCCCGTCCACCAAGTTGAACGCGGCATCGACCAGGCTAAAGGCGCTATCGATGAAGTCAAATCCGGCATCGACAACCCCAAAGCCTTCATCGGCAAACACGGCATAGAAATCGCCGCAGGCATCGCCACCGCACCCCTGGGTGGCGAAGGCGCACTACTGGGCACCGAAGGCCGCGCCCTCACCCACGGACTCGAAGACGCTGCGCCAGGGCACCCACCCACCCCGCACAGCGTTGAATCCCCAAGCAGCGCAACCCACACCCCCATTTCGGATCATCCTGCACCGGCAAGTGCCGACCACTCGCAGCCACCGGACCACCCAAAGGGGCCTTTCCCGCTTCACGGCGAGCCGGGTTCTTACGGATATGACGCAGACGGTAACCGACTTCCATACGCAAACGGGGGCAGACCAGGCTATGCGGCAGACCAAGAGGCTACGACTTTCGACATCACACGCCAGGAGCAGCTTGCAGACATTGCAAACGGCGTGACCAAATTACCCCCGCCCGGACCAAGCGAGGTTTGGGTGCGGCTAATGGATGACGCGGAAGGCCCAGGTGTACGCGTGACAGAGACCGGCGAGCGGTACGGTTTAGTTCAATGGGAACCGGGTATGCCCAGAAAAGAAGTGTGGGACATGGGGCATGTACCTGGCTCCGAGTATCGGTACCTCAAAGAACTGTATATGAGCGGACAAATCACGCACGACCAATTCATGGCCGAGGTTAAGAATCCAAACAACTATCGAGTTGAAGACTGGCTAAGAAATAGATCCCACGTGGACGAAGGCCCGTGATTATGAGCGCTTCACACGGTAAGGTGAGATCGTGAGCTTGATCTACACGGCACAGACGGGCACCTTTGAGGACTTCCTCAAGGTGTACGGCCCAGCTGATGCAACACTGCTGGGCGCGGGAGGTAGGTCGCTGCTTTTCTACTCTGTTATGAATCGGGACGTGGATGCGCGGGTAGCCATCACGACGCGCCTTCTTGACGATGGGGCGGATGCATCTATTGTCTCGGGGGGTATCAACGTGCTTCATGTGCTGTTCGGTCGCCGTGGCCATGATGCCGAGTTGGAGGCCCCAGTGCTGCGCCGCTTGATTGAGCGTGGGGCTGACATCAACCTTGTGTCGAAAAGATCGGGACCTCCACTGGTCGGACTCATGGAACACGGGCCGCTGCCGGAAAGCGCGCGGGTACCGTTCTATAGCGTCTTTTTTGAGCGATCTGACCTCGACTTAGGTGTCCCGGCAATGCGCGCTGGCAAGTCGCTTAAAGAATTCATTCTCGCCCATTCCGGCATGCCGCTCCTTCGTGACTATGTTCTTGAATACGAGTCGGCTAAGAGTGGCGGGGTATGAGCAATGGCCGAGTACATGGAGCTCATTCCTAAAGCTGGCGTATGCCTTGCCACAAAGAATGTCACCGAGCGTCGCGGTCTTGTGCGCTGGATGTGGCGGAGACCATCACAAGGTGTCGCGGACAATGGATGGCGCGTTATGAGCCATCTTGACACAACCGAATACCTGAACGACCGCACAAACTGGCAGATGGTTTCATTCAACGACTTATGTAATGTCGAGCCTGCGCTTATCGGTGTTTACGACTTCCCGGTGGGGGCTGACCTTCAGATCGTTCGAGATGAGCGCGGTATCTCTATTTATGACAATACTACGGGCACGCAGATTCCCGAGGAGAATTTCTACGTACCGCCCCAGTTTAGGGCATAG